AGACGATTGTAGGTTCTCAGGTCACGGGCGCCTACACGGCCTCCGGGTTGACGATGGCGACCGCGAGAATCCTTGGACGCACGACGGCAAGCACCGGCGCTGCGGAGGAAATCACCATTGGAGGCGGCCTCACTTTATCGTCCGGATTGCTGGACGTCACAGAGGCGCCTTCTCCGACTGGTGCGACCTACATCGTCCAGACGCCGAACGGCGACCTCACGGCCGAGCAGGCGCTCTCCGCGCTTGCGACGGGCATCCTGAAGAACACTACCACCACGGGGATTCTCTCCATTGCCGCCTCGGGTACCGATTATGTCGCGCCCGGAGTTGCTACGGGATCGGGTCTGACGATGGCAACGTCGCGACTCTTGGGACGCACGACGGCCGGCACTGGAGCAATCGAGGAAATCACGGTCGCGAGCAATTTGAGCTTCACGGGAACGACGCTGAACCTCGCGACATCACCCACTATCACAACGCCAACGATCTCTGGAGCGATCACCTTCCCTGACGGGGTAAGCCAGGTCTTTAATCCCAACGGAACCACCTCGGGCCTAAACGTGGGCGCTCATACTGCTGATCCATCCGGCCTCACCAACGGGGATCTTTGGTACGACAGCACCGGGAATTTGCTCCGAGCCCGAGTCAACGGCGCATCAGTGAGTCTTGGGGCAGGCAGCGGTGGGGACATCGCTACGGATACTCTCTGGGATGCCAAGGGAGACCTCGCAGGAGGTACGGGGTCGAATACGGCTGCCCGTCTCGCAGTTGGAACGAACGGGCACGTACTCACGGCGGATTCCGCTGAGACTACGGGGATGAAGTGGGCGGCTGCGGGAGCAGTCGGCGTCGCTACGGATACCCTCTGGGATGCCAAGGGAGACCTCGCAGGAGGTACGGGGTCGAATACGGCTGATCGCCTCGCAGTTGGAACGAACGGGCAAGCCTTGATTGCCGATTCGGCCGAAACGACCGGAATGAAGTGGGCAACGGTCGCAGGGACCGGAGACGTAGTCGGTCCGGCCTCCTCGACGAATGCGCGTCTGGCTCTCTTCGATCTGGCGACAGGCAAACTTATCAAGCAGTCCACGGCGCTCACCGAATCAGGAGGAACTATCACCTCCAATACTTCGATTGGATTGGCTGCAGGCGGATCGAATCAAAGCATTACTCTGACCCCAACAGGGACCGGGATCAACGTCCTGACCGGGGGTGTCCAAACAGGCACCGCCTCCTCGGCTGTCCTCGGGGCGTCTTACAGTATCTACACCACAACGAGCTCGCCCGCGAGCGTCGGATTGCGACACGCAAGCGCAGACTCGGGTTCGGCCTATCAGCTTTTTAGTAAGAGTCGGGGGAGTATTGCTAGTCCCACTGCGGTTCAAAGTTCCGACGAACTCGGCGGAATTTTTTTCGGTGGCCACGACGGCACAGGACAGGCGGATTCACAGGCGGCGATTCAGGCGCTCGCGACGCAGACATGGACTTCAGGGGCGAGAGGGACGCAGCTCAAATTACGCACAACGGCCAACAGCGACACGACACTGACGGACCGAGTGATTATCCATCAAGATGGATTAGTGCAGGTGGGCGCTGGCTCTCCTGGAACGCAGTTCACGACTTCAAGCCCTCGTCTCATGATCGCGAGGGAAGCGGCGAGTACCACTCAACAATTCGCGATCGCCTCGGCGACGTCGACGAACCGCGGAATTATTCAATTTTTCAAAACCCGCGGGACACTGGCGACCCCGACCGCCGTAACTACGGGTGATTCTATTTTCTCGATCTTAGCGGGCGGAAGCGATGGGACGAACGTCGAGCAGAGCGCAGAAATCGCTGGCTTTATCGACGGGACAGTCTCAGGCGGAGTGGTCCCGGCGCGTTTGGAGTTTCTAACAAGCGCCACCAATTCGTTGGGCAAAGCGATCCGACTCACCGTAAAAAGTACCGGTCAAATTCAGATGCCAGCAAATCTCGCATCGACCACCACGACCACAGGGACACTGATCGTCACGGGGGGCGTGGGAATCAGCGAAAACCTTTACGTCGGGGGGTCGATCGTTCCCACGTCGACGATCACCTTCCCCGACGGCGTTCGGCAAACATTCAACCCCAACGGAACCACCCCGGGCCTAAACATCGGCGCTCACACCACTGATCCATCCGGCCTCACCAATGGGGATCTCTGGTACGACAGCACGGGGAATTTGCTCCGAGCCCGCATCAACGGGGCCTCAGTGAGTCTTGGGGCAGGCGGCGGTGGCGGGACGCTCACACTGGATCGGTTCAACGCTCTGGACAATCAACCGCCCGCGACAAACTTCGCGAGCTTCGACACCCGGAATTCAGTCGCCGTTTTGGCGTTTGATGCGGCCACAGCAGAAGGAGCAGTCTTCGTTTCAAACATGTCCGAAGCGGCGAGTTTCAGCACGGGAATATCCGTCATCATCCGCTGGATCGCGGCGACGGCAACTACAGGGGATACTGTTTGGACTTCCGCATTTGAGCGGTCGAATACCGACTTGGACACCGACTCTTTTGCAACCGCGGTCTCCGCCACTACGACCACCAACGGAACGTCGGGCATCATCACCACGACCACGATCAACCACACGGGGTCTGAAATGGATGGTCTTGTTGCGGGGGAACCTTTCCGATTGAACGTCAAACGGGATGCTGCGGTCGGCGGTGATACCATGGCTGGCGACGCACAACTTGTCTCCCTTGAACTCCGCCAACGATGAAAACTCTTCGATTTATACTTCTCCTCACGGTTCTGACGGGTGCCCTCCAAGCAGCACGCACTTTCCCCAATGACCTAACAAAGTACATCCAGCTTAATACGACCCCGGTCACAACTGCCCCGATGACTTTTTCCGCTTGGGTTAAATTCAGTTCCACCGTAACGGGTCAAATACTCTTTATGGTGGCCGAAAGCACCGTTAACGCCCATGCCCTTTGGCTAGGTACAACGACCAACGCCTTGGAGGCCGGTGAATGGGATGGTGGCCCCGTCGCAAGGGCTCAATCCGGCACGATTTCAACGGGGGTCTGGTATCATGCGGGAGGCGTCTTTACCAGCCTCAGCTCTCGCGCTGTTTTTCTTGATGGGGTGAAAACGACAAACACGACAACGATCGGAAGTGTTCACACCCCCGGGAAGGTTGTCGTAGGCCGATGGGATGGCGCGGGTTCGGCTCTTCAGGGAGACCTCGCTGAAATCGCGATTTGGAACGTGGCTTTAACAGACGCCGAAATGTCGACGCTCGCGACCGGAGTTAGTGCGTTACGGGTTCGTCCAAGTGCGCTCGTTTTATATATCCCTTTATGGGATTCGGTCTTCGATTATAAGGCGAGCCGAGCTATAACTACGAACACCACGACCACAACCGTTTCTGGACCTCGCAGATACCGATGAAGCTCCTCCTCTTCCTGATCTTCGTTCAAATCTCCCCGAATTAACCGCGAAACAACTTTCCTCATGGCAATTATCAAGAAATTGGCTAACTGGCGAAATTGGCTTAGAGGTCTTTTGGCTGCCGCAATTGGAGGAGCGGCGAACGCGACCACGTTGATGGTAGTCGACCCTCTACAATTCAACTTCAATACGGGAATGAGCGCGCTCTGGAAGGTATCCTTGGTTTCGGCGGTTCTCAATGCGGCGTTTTACCTGAAGCAGAGTCCGATCCCTCCGTCCGAAGAAGAGGATGATGCATTGCAACCTGATGCTACTTTCACGCCTTCAAAAGATAAAACGCCATGAGGTATCTCGTTTTTCTTGCATTGGTGCTGAGCGGCGCCCTCCTTGCGGCCCCGCCTCCATTCACGACGGACCTACCTGCTGAACTCGTAGGCAAAACGGATCTTTGGTTGGCAAGGCTTGAGCCATCTCCAGGAGACCCAGAGGGCGGGCTCTACATGGTTCAACGCAGATTCCTGGGTCGCTACTCCGACGCACGGGCGCGGGGCTACCCTTGGTCATGGGCTCCACTGCCTGCTGTCTTTGATGCCTTTGACCGCTCTACGCAGCCCCCGTCCGATCTCGAAATTAAAGCCGAGCGCGCAGAGAGCGAACGCCTGCGGGCGCGCATCAGAGCCGCCGTTTCAATACTTCAACCTCCAGTCAATGTTGCACCATGAATACGTCCATCCGCATCCTCTTCGCCCTCGTGTGCATCTCGCTCTCAGCGTGCAGTACCGTATACGACCGGCTTGATGCATCTATCCCAAATGGCGAGGCGCGAAAACTCCGCGCTACTATCACCGGCAAATTTTCTTCAACGACCATTGAGGCCGATGGGTTTAAGAAAACTGCAAGCGAAGTAACCGCAGAGCGGATGTACGAGCGCCACAACAATGCCTGGGTTCCACTCATCGAAATCGAGATCGAGGGCTATCGCAGAAGCAGGGGGGATAAAAAATGACCGAACCTGATAAAAACGAACTCATCCGATGGATTGACGTGCTGTTCAAGTTGGGCACGCCGGTCATTATTGTTCTCTCGTCGTTCATCATCTACTGGCTTCAAGCGCACTATGTTCCGATCGAGACTTTCGGGCAAAATTCGGAGCGTCTATCGAAACTTGAGACCGCCTTCATGCTGATGACGAAAGAAAATGAGGTGAACAATCGACAGGAAAAGAGTTTGGCTGACCACGAAACGCGCATTCGTGTGCTGGAAGAAAAATCTCCGCGTGGAGGCCATTATCCCAACACCAGTGGTGTCGGAATAAGTAAGTAGCGGCGAATGCAACCGAACACATCGCCCGCGGCGTTCACAGAACGGCGGGGCAATGGAAAACTCAGCACCTACCGCCCTAGCCGAGGGTTCTGCCCCGGCATCCTCTCCTGACGCCCCCGCGGCGCCAGCAGCGGCGAATCCTCCCCAGGATGACAACCAGCGAATCGACGTAAAATCGTTGATGGCGCAGTTGACGCCTGACCAGCGACGTCTCGCAGCAGCCGGCAAGTTCGACCAGATCAAGCCCGCTGCCAGCAGCGCACCAGCAACGCCAGCCGCACCCGCCGCGCCAAGCGTGCCAGTGGTTGCAGCCCCGGCGCTTGGTGAGCCCGCCTCGTACACCGAACCCGTAGAAGGCGCGCCTGCCGCAGCCCCCGAAGTTGGCATCGCGGAGGATTCTCCCGATCCGGCCGGGGATGCCAGTGGCGGCAAGTCGAAGCGGTTCCGGTTTTCCGACGAGAAAGACCAGGCAGTTATCTCGTTCGCAAAGGCCAACGGACTGAGCCTCATCGAGGCTGCGCAGCGTCTCGCTGCCGCAACTCCGACGTCGGTTCATCAGTCGGCCCATGCAACAGGAGCATCGCCTGCGACCACTCCAGCCGAACCGGCCCAAGATCCACAGGTCGTCGCGTTTGACGCGCAGATCACGGAGACGGCAACGCGGCTTGAGAAGCTCAACGCGAAACGCGCGAAAGCGATTGATGACTTGGATTCGGCCACCGCTGCATCCATTTCCGACGAAATCGCCGACCTGCGGTCCGACAAAAAGCTCTTGGAGCGGGACAAAGTGAACTACGTCAAGGGACAGGAGCAGGCAGTTGTTCAAGGATTTGAGCGGCAAGTGCAAGAGACCCGGACGATGGCACTCGCGCAGTACCCCGTCCTCGCGAACACGAATAGCATGGCGCGGATGGCACTCGACGCGTTTACAGCGCGCGCGAAGGCCCAACGCCCCGAGCTGTTTTCAAATCCGGCATGGCCACAGGTCATCGTCACGGAGTTCGTACAGTTGCACAAACTCAACGGAGCACCCGCGGGCATATCCGCCCCGGCCCAAGCTCCCGCGGCCCCGGCAAAACCGGGCTTTCAGAAAACCGCTCCAAAGCAGGTCATCAACGGCCAGCCGAGCGGATCCAGACTTTTAACCGGCGCGGACGGGCGATCGCCCTCCTCACCGAGCGCAATGACGAGGGACGACGCGCTCGCCCTCGCACGGAGCGACCCAAAAGCGGCCGTCCGAGCACTCGCACAACTCAACGCAGGGAGGCGGTAAAACCGCTTCCGATATTCAGCGGTAACAACCGCATACTACAATGGCATTTGATCTCAGTCAGATTACAACTCTTCAGTCGCTCATCGACTCCGACCCAAAACTCCAAATGGAAATGTGGTCGGAGGCCGTGAAGGCTGATGCCGCGGATATGAATCCGCTGAAAGACTTCATTGGCGGCGAGGGCTCCGGTATGCCCATCGTCGAAAAACGAGACGCCGTCGTGAAGGGCGGACAGAAAGTCTACTTCTCCACGCACGCTCCCGTTCGAGGCCGCGGCGTCATGGGCGCTTCCGAGCTCAAGTCCAAGACCGCGACCGTGCGGTATGGCTCGTACGGAGTCACGGTGGACCTTCGCCGGTTCGCCATCTCCGAGGAACAGCTCATCTCGTATTTCTCGCTCCCCGGCAACGTGGACAAGAATCGCGACGAGTTCATGTTCAACCTCTGCAAAAACTGGTGGAGCCGCACCGTGGTAGACGACATCCAAATCGTCCTCCGGCAGAAAGCACTCACCGCTTCGGGTCAGCCGAACGTCATGCGCATCGGCCGCGGCGCCACCAAGGCCGCGATCACCGAGGACCATACGGTTGACACCGAAATTTTCCGGCGCGCCAAAAACACCCTCGTTGGCCTCGGCGCGAACGCGATGAAGTACGGCGTCTCCAAAGCCGGCCAGAAAATCCCGCAGTTTCTCACGTTCGCCCCCCAGCAGTTCCTTGATCCGCTGGAAGACGAACAGAAGTTCCGCGAGGCCGTGAACAACAACCAGACCCGCGGCGAAGATGCCTACTGGTGGACCGGCGCTCTTCCCGTGTGGAAGAACCAGCTCATCTTTGGGCACGATCTCGTTTATGATTCCGGTCCCAATCGGCAGGGATCTCCGTTGGCTCCGATCGCCTTCCTTGGCACAGCGATTCCGTCAGAGGTCGCAACGGTTGTCACAGGAGGTGGTGCTTGGAACACGGCGGACACACTGACCGACACCAGCCTCTTCGACTTCTTTTCGTACTTCCCAGGTTATTCCTGGAAGACGTACGACTCGGAGTCGCTGCCCTCTGATGTCGACACGCACTATGCGATCATCTACAACGTGTCCGGCGCGAACGCGGACAAATATGAGATCGTGTCCTACGTGGCCGCTGGCAACACCGGCAACAAGCTCACGGTGATTCGCGAAATTGATGCCGCCAACCAGAAGACGCTCCTCACGGCCGCTACGCGTTACTCGAACGTTCATCCGTCCGGATCGCTCATCATCCCCTGCAACGTCTATGGCATCCCGATTGGCTACGGCTTAATCATGGGCGCCGAGGCATTGCTGGTCGGCAAGGGCGAGCTTGAGGCGGATCCGATTGAGTGGGCGGACGACTTCCAGTCCAAGACGTCTGGTCGCGCTCACATCAACGCGCAAGGAATCCAGTCCATCATCGGCTATTCGCCGGCTGAGGACACTCTGGCCAGGTACCCGAACTACGTCCTCCTTGAGGGCGCGCTCGACTACCCGGACCTCAACCTCATCGACCTCCACCCGTAAACGGTCGCGGTCAAACAAAGCCCCCTTTGGTCTCCCCTTGGGGGGCTTCCCTTTTCCTACCTATGCAGATCCTCCTCAAAATCCTCAACGAAGTGAAGGGCCGGAAGGCTCTCAAGGTTGATGGCTACAGCGGCATTCGATACAAGTTCGACTGGAATCCGGCGCACAAAGGCTACACCTACATGCCGAGAAACCAACAGGAGACCGACGACCTCTACAAGACGGTCGGGCGCGTCAGTTCCTGCATCTTTGCGCCGATTCTTGTGGGCGAGTCCACAGCTCTACCACCGACACCCAAACCTGCGGAAAATAAAAACGAGGCGCTGCGTGAGCAGTGTTTTCACCGCGGGGTTGTTCTAACCAGCGAAGACACCAACGACACGGCATTGCGGTTGATCCGCGCGTACGATCAGGGAGTTTCAGACACTCTCCAGAGCGTACCCACGAAAAAAAAGAGACCACAGCCTGACTCCAAGGAAGACCCTTCATAAACACCTCCGCGCCGTACGACTAAAGGGTGTGTCCTGGGGAGGAGACGCCCGAGGTAGGCGTACGGCGCGGTCCCACTTTTCAAGCCATGGCGAATAAGACCTTCCTTCAGATCCAGAACTCACTCGCAAATATGTGGGGAGGATTCGCGGCAAGTGAGCTCGTGGCTCAAGACCTCGTTGACCTGAAAGACCTCATCAACGCGGCGTACTTCGACATCTACGCGCCCGCAGACAGCAAGCGAGCATGGTGGTCGGCCCAGACTCACAGCGACATGGTGAAGGCTCAGGTTGCCGCGACGCTCGGACTCACGCATGGATCCAAGGAAGTGACCGGCTATGCGTTCGAGACAAAATACGCAGGCTCTTTCGTACGCATCGGCGATCGCTATTTCCGCTTCGCTGGCTCGACCACGGTCGCAATGACAACGACCTACTATCTGGTGCAGCCATGGCCGGGTGATACCGGCAGCTACGCCGCCGTCATTTTCCACAACGCGGTGGCTCTCCCGTGGCAAGTCATTGAGATTGCCGGGATGCCGACGCTTCTGGGTGTTGGGTTGTTGGCCCCGCTTCCGGATCCGGATTCTGAGCTTACGTTGCGAACCGAACCAGCCTTCGACTTCACGCCGAAGTTCAACCGCTCCCCATTTGCCCAACACCGGAAGCACTTCAGCCAGCAGACGTTTTTCGACACGGGCGATCCTCGGTTTTACCACATCGACCAAGCGTCTGTTGCCCCAACATTTGCCGTCGGCAATCGGTTCCACCTCTACCCAATCCCCGAGATCGCGTACACGTTTGACTTTGTCGCGAACGTCGTGCCGAACGCGCTGGAGCTCGACGCGGACGTTCCAGTTCTGCCAGCGCGGGTGGACAGCAATATCCTCATGGCGCTCTGCCGCGAAAAACTGGTGACAAACTCCAACGGACGCATGTTCACCGGCGACGCACGCCTCATCATGGGAGAGGCCGACAAGGCGCGCGCCCAACTTAACTCACTCAGGCGCACCCAGCGCGACGTCGCTGGGGCCTTCCGTGTGCGCGGGGGCTGGTAACAATGAGCAGCAAAATCGAACTCATCGGGCGCCCGGCGATCGTGGACACGTTCCACGGTCTGAGGCAGATCACGCGACGTTGGAAGGTAAAGGGGATCGGCTCCATCGCGGCGGAGATCGAGACGGAAGTGTTCATCCCGTACGCGACCGCGGACGTGGAATATCCCCTCGCCCTTTTGACGGCGCAAAAGATCGAGCCGATTTCCAATGACCAAAGCGCTGAGTCGGTCGAGCTCGTCCGGACGTACACCGAATTCGAGGATAACACGCTGGTAAATATCGGCGGGAACAAGCTCACGTACCTGGAGGACGATCGCACGGTTCTGGAATCAACGTTTGTCTGTCTTGCTGAGGACGCTGAATCCCTTGCACCAACGATCGGTTCCGTAGATTCCGGGCGGGCAGTATCGAACGTGCAAATTCAGTACGAGGGCGTTGGCGCGCGCGTCGTCGTCACCCGCATTTCTGCGGGGCAACTCTCCGTGTCGGTTCAAGAAAACCACAACGGAAAGCTCGTTTTCATTACTCAGCGGTGGTTCAACCAATTGCCGGACACCCCGGTGGGCTATGTGCTTGTCGACCACGCAACAGAGAACAACGAGGGCGTTCCGACGTACACGTACCGTTGGGCAAAGGGCGACGGCGAAATCTCCCGTACGACCGTCACGAGAAACAACGGCAAGCTCGCGATCGTCAGCGTTCGCCACCTCACCGGCCCAGACATTGCCGTCAATCCGATCGACCTGCCTGACATCGGCTACCTTCTGACCGAGACGGGAATGACCGAGGCCGACGGCCACCGGGTCTGGACCGCAACCTACGCATTCGGAGAAGGACGCACGAGCCTTCGCACGGAGTACCGGCACAACGGAAAACTCATTATTCGGACCGTTCGCTGGTTGAACGCGGACGATGGCGTCACCCCGGTTGGCGTGCTCATCGAGGAAGGGGTCGAAGAGGGAGAGGGATACACCGCAGGATTCGAGGTCTATGCTGAGGGCGACGGCGAAATTTCGCGCACAACGGACACGAGGAACAACGGGAAGCTGACGGTCGTTCGGATCCGACATATCAGCGCGCCCGACGTTGCCGCCAATCCGATTGCCTCACCTGGCAATGGTTACGCACTCACTGACAGCGGTCTGAGCGAAGAGTCCGGCTATCGGCTATGGTCTGCCAGTTACGCGCTCGGCTCAGGCCGGATTTCCCTGCGCAGCGACGAAAAACACAACGGCGCCCTCACGATCGCCACCGTCCGTTACATGACCGTGGACGACGGCTCGTTGCCAGCGGGGACGCTTGTGGACACTTCCACGGAAGAGGCCGATGGCTATGTCATGGTCTCAAAGACCTACGCCTACGGCACGGGGGAAATCTCGCGATCCACCGAGACGAAAAACAGTGGAAAGATTACGGTCATTCAGATTCGGCATCTCTCCACGAACGCTGTCAGCGTCAACCCGATCGCGAGTCCTGGAGGTCTTTACTCGCTGGTCGAGACGGCGAAGACCGAGGCCGACGGCTACCGGGTCTGGACTGCAACCTACGCGACGGGCTCGGGACGGATCAGTTCGCGCACTGAAATCAAACATAACGGTGCGCTGAACATCATCACGATCCGCTACCTCGGGGCCGAACGCGAAGGCACACCCACGGGAGTCCTGACAGACAGCTCAGTGGAGAAGGGTAATGGCTATGACATCACGTCGGAAACCTACGCATCAGGCGACGGCGAAATTTCGCGAGACGTTGAGACGAAGAACAACGGTAAGCTCATCCTCACGAGAGTCCGACACCTGACGGCCCCGGCGACGACAACGAGCCCAATTGTTGCGCCAGGCTCCTCGATTCTGACCGACACATCCATGCAGGAGGCAGACGGCTACCGGATTTGGAGCGATTCGTTTGCCGAAGGCGATGGCCGGATCTCTCTAAAGACGGACACCCGAAACAACGGAGCACTCATCATCCGCACGGTTCGTTTCCTGGGAACGGACGACGGCACCACTCCAGTCGGAACGCTCGTCGACACCTCTACCGAGCAGTCAAACGGTTACATTCTAATCGTCCAATCCTATGCGCAGGGGTCAGGCACGATCTCCACGAAAATCGACACGCGCAACAATGGGCAGCTCCTTATTCAGACCGTCCGCCGCCTCGGCACTGCGCCAGCGACCCCAAGCGGGTACATCGTTGTTTCAACGCATGTGGAAGAATCTGATGGCTACCAGATTTTCACCTACCAGTACGGGAAGGGAGATGGAATCATATCCAGTTCCACATCGCGCTCGCACAACGATAAACTAATCAGCTACCGCACCGTGAAGTTGTCGCCTGCGGGAAACGCGATACCGCCCACGACACCAAGCAGCACAATCGCAGGGGTGGTCACGCTAGTCGACTCGGAGCAGCGTGAGGAAGAGGGACACGTCCTTTACGCCTACCGCTGGATTGAAGGGAAAGGTCTCATCGGTGAGACGGTTCGCTCGCGAGAGGATGGTCTCCGTACCCAGACCTACGTTTCGCTGGGTACCAAAGAATCGCCCGCAGGCGTTGTAGTCCAAGATGAAGTCGACCAAATTGATGGATGTCCGAGGTACACTGTTACGTCCATGCAGAACAAAACTGGTGGAAGTCCAACCATCGGCTCATTCGCTTTTCAGCGATACCACCCATTCACCTACCCAGGCAGGATAAAGGCGTATTCGCGCACCATTGCAGGTTCAGGTCGAAAGCTCGCAGGCGTATTCCTTTCACCGCCCGTCGAAACCGAAGTCCTCAGCAGCTACACGGTCAGCTACACTTCGACACCAACGCTCTCCGTAGCGAATATGTGGCAACCAAAAGAGGCCGCGACGGTTTTGGCTCAATTCATCGGGAATGGAGGCCGGCCTATTGATCGGGTCCAAGCGTTCCGAGGCTACCGCTCAGTATCAAATGTGGCTGTAACGATCGCGGCACCGACCTTTCCGGCACCAGACAATCCAGGCGGCACTATTTTTGGCGACAATGTTTTCGGCGGGACAACGGGACTCGTGCAGGCAACTGGAGGTCCATCAAACCCGGACAACCAGACCTACACGCTGGATGCGAGGCTCGAACCAGCATTCGTATCGACCGATGGCACGATTTATTACCGCAAAATCATCGTTACTGCGACAGTTCCCGCTCAACCCGCATTGTCTTACTAAAATGGACTCCTGGGATCTGTCCGAACCACGCATCAAGACGGGTAAACGCCCAAGCCGAGAAGGCGCGCCTTTCACTGACGTTCACGAGGGCAAGGACGAGCTCAACTTTGACGAGCAATCGCTCAAAAATAAGCTGGAGCGTTTGCTCGAACAGATCAATGGCGGCGACAACTTCACGAACGACACCCTTATCAACACTCCGGGTAACAAATCGGTGATTGAACGGCTGACCGAGCTTGAGGATCGGATCGGAAATATGTCGGCGGAATGTAACGCCGATGGCACCATCACCATAACGATATAGCTATGCCTCTTCAGGACACACCCATTACATTGACGGTACCATGTCCGTCTTGCTGCGGTGAAAAATGCACCAAGCTCGAATGTCGCTCTCGCGGAGGAAACGTCAAGCTGTGCGGCTTTGAAGAGTTTGGAGAAGCCAGTTCACCGCCCCGCTTCTACTTAGAAAAGGTGATTGGTGGATCCCTCGTCATTTGCGATTATCATTCAGTTACCCCAAACGTCGCCTGCGAAGACGATGACTGCGTGAGTCCGGTGGGGTGGTCGATCGAAATAAACTCGGCGTGGAATTGTTCCGGGCCTCCGGGCTGTACAGGCACGAATCTTGGGGCCGTATCCAAAATCGAAGTGACCGATTCCTATCCTACGCCCGGAAACCCTGGGCAGGTAACGCTGGAATTTTCCGCTTATTCAGGCATAACCCCATCGTGCTCGACGGTTCCTTGGAGTTGGATTGGTTATATTAATGGATTAATATTTATCGGATCGTACTCCGGCGCCGGGTCGGTGACCGCAAAAATCTCAAGTTTTGACGGAAACGAACTTGGCGTACTTTTCATTATAGACGCCAATTGCTCGCCTGCGCCGGGTCTCTGCACGGGGACCGTTTGTACCGGTGACGGCGGTTCGGACTGCATTTCTGAATGCCTAAAAGATGGCACGCGACATCAGGCTGGTTTCTCCGGGATGCAATGGTGCGTTCCGAGAAAGACGTCGACACGCTATGCGTATTCCGGATCGACCGCTTTCGATCCCGCAATTGATTGCGACGTTGTGGCGACCGACACGCTGACGCGCGATAGCATCGACCAACCAAAAGGATGCAATCCGAAGCCGTCCGGCGGATTTATCCAGGCGACAACCACTGCGTTTGAGCCAACTCTTTCAGCGTACGTCCAAGATTCAGCCATGAATTCGGGATCTTTTCGCGGCCAGGAGGCAAAGAGCGTTTGCACGAATGACCGCCGAGCGACCTCATGTGACAGGTACGAATCGCTGCAAGCAGAAGACACCGACGAGGACGCGATCGTTCGGCTTTTAGATAGCCCATCTGGCGCGTGGTCTGGGTGGCAAATCGTCGACGACGGCGAAGGGGTGACGTGCGAAAACCCGCCTTGCTGTCAGGCTGCATGGGAAATTCGTGAGGATCGGCAGTTCGAGTACAAGGAAGCGGAATGGCGCGCGTCGATCGAGGGGCTCACGCCAGGAGCGAGTGTCACGATCAAGATTTCAGTCTTTCGGAGAGCATATGGAACGATACCATACTCCATTCTTCAGGTTGAAGAATACGTCGTTTCGGCGGACGGTGGAGGCGTCGCCCAAGCCACGGGCACCACGCTGAACGATGAAGGTTTTCAGACCTACGTGACATGCACTTACTCTGAACCACTGCCGCCATGACCAAATCGACACCGACCCGCATCACCGTCCATCGGCCTGAGCTTCTTGGTACTCCACGGGTAAAGCGCGACAAGCAGGCGCCCGTGGCTCCAGTCGTGGCTGCGCACCCCCCCGGCATGATTGGCATGGCGAAGACCATGCTATCATCCGGCGCGCGCTGGATTGCTGCGGGCCGACCAATGACCTCAGAAGCGGGGCTCCGATTGAGGAAGGACAAATGCGGTCAATGCCACTACTGGAATCCAGCCGGCTGGTTTGGGCGAGGCCGCTGCACAATTTGCGGGTGTTCCGGCCTAAAACTCGCATGGGCAACTGAGCGTTGCCCCAAAAAACCGCCTGAGCTGCCAGAGTGGATAGAGGAAACGCAACCGCCCGCCGACAGCGTTGATCCGCAAATCTGAGGGGGTGGAGTATTTCCAAATCCGCAATTTCCGGCCAATCGAGACCAAAGAGGACGGCACCGACCAAGACCGGTCTGTGCTGCGCTTGTGCGAGGGCTTGGTGCCAGTCCCTCAAGGCGCTCTCTCGGCAGGCCCCTTGTGGAAAGTTCTCTGGGGCCAGGACAACCTCATATCCGCTGCGGCGACCCTCCTGTCCGCGGCAAATCAGGACAACGCGCATATATTGAAGCTCCAGAAGGGCGACCGTACATTCCTCATTGTCTGGTCGATTCCACTGGAAAGGGCACTGGGGTTCTTCGAGGTAGTCGCAGCACCAACGGAGTCCGACCTCGATGGAATCTCTGACGTCAGTCTGACGGCGCCGAGCGATGCGCCATGGCGCGACGTGGACGCAACGGCTCTTTGGTTCGCATCCCTCATCGGCAACCGGTGGTTTCTCGGGAACGGCGTGAACCAGAATCTCGTCTGGTCTGCGGGGACTTTGGAGGTCCTGGGCCCCGGGAGCTTGACGAGCGACCCGTACAACCTCTCAAGGGAGCGGATCCCGCCATGCACTTGCTTCCGGATGCACGTCATTCGGTCGGTTTTTGCCACCGGCAACACTACCCACCCTCTGCGCGTCTGGATCACGTCAAAGCCGAATGCCACCTACCCGATCTTCGATGGCGTCCAGTCGTTGGATACTTCGTGGATCGACATTCACGCGAGTAAGGCAGCAACCAAGACCGTCGCATTGTCGGTCTACCAGCAGTACGTCACGGTGCATACCGACCGGGGCCCGGTGAACGTCTACGGCGTTGACAACACCGCTGACGGGTGGAAGTGCGAGCAGGCCCCCAGCCCGGCGAACGCCAGCGCGATCAACCCCTCGTGCGTCGGCGACACCGAGGGCGATGCCTCATTCTACCTCGGGCGAGACTTGGAGGTTTACATGGACCAGGCCGTCCGCGTTGGACCCTACGAGAAAAAAAGCGGCCGCGCGCAGGAGATCGCCACCGAGCAGGGCGCGGACGTCTGGAACCGCGAAATGCAGCGGAACTTGGCCACCTACGGGTATCACACGCTGTACGACCGGAATACGCGCCTGTTTTGGGTCTTTGCCCGATCCATCTACGCGGGTCGCTCCATGTTGTGGCTTTTGAACGAGCGCACGAGGACATGCTCGGGACCAATTCACTACCCAGATGCAGTGGTCTCGACCGCGCTCGCCGCGCTCAACCTCCCGCACACGCGTCGCGGCGGCATCGGGTTCATGCAAATCGGAAATTCTTTTGGCGTCGGTTAACGACAACTCCATTCGACGATGTCTATTCGCTCAAGAAATGTCCTGAAGGCATGGTTCGAGAACGGTGACTTTCCAACCGGAACGCAATTTGCCGACTGGATCGACTCGTTCTTCCACAAAAGCGAAGATGTTGCCGCCGTGCTCGCATGGACAACAGTTCCAGCTTCCTCAAGCGCGGCCGGCACAGCCGGCCAGATTTCGTACGACGCGGATTATTTCTACCTCTGCGTCGCAACCAACTCCTGGAAACGCGTGCCTATCGCAGACTGGTAAACCACATGATCGCAGCCGTCATCACTCGCACCGGAGAAATCCTCTACTCGGCCCTGAACCACGTCGCGGAGCAGGAGGCTGGCGACATCGAGCCTCAAGGCACCGCCCTTGGCACCGACTATGAGGCTTTTGGTACGCCACCAACCCCGACCGCTGGCATACCGATCGTGGGTATCTCAGCGGACCATCTCGCGTGGATCGAGAAACTTGGCGCGAACTACATCGGGTTCACCAATCCATTCGACCACCCCGTCAATATAGATCCGGACGCGGTGACGGTTGCGGAGTGGTACAAAGACGCCCATATCGCACGCATCGAGATCCCATGGCAGGATTTTTCGGACGGCGGCCGCCACAAAGAATTCTTCGAGCTGGTCCTTACCTTCCAGCGCGATACCCGCCTTTACCTGGGCGTCTATGCTGAAACCCAGCCGCGTGGAATCCGTCGGTTCGCGTGGAAGGGACTGGTGTTCGATCCCCAGTTGCCGGTTCGCGTGCCACTGCGCCTGGCCGGCACACATCTGCGTCTTCGCCTTGTCATGGTGGTGTTCAACCAAGGACGGGCAATGCTGAAAGACTTGCGGATCGGGTGGAACCCAGGCGGCACGAGCTAGGAGTTGATGGCCTGAGCGGGAGGCAGGCGCCAGAACGGGATCAGACGGTCAGACATCTGATTGTCGCCATAGTGCGTCTGCGTTACCTTCGGATCCGAATGTCCGGCCTGTTGCGCCGCGGCGAGTAGCCCCTCCATCTTTGCCTTCGAGCTCACCCAACACTTCCGGAGCTCATGAATCGGCTTCTGAATCCGGGCGCCCTCTGGCAACCGCGCGCGAAGCCACGTCGTCAGGTCCTCCTGCGCGGCGTCCGCCTTTTGGAGCGGCCCGAGCTCCAGCAAGAGATCGTACACCCATCGGGTAAGCGCCACGCGACGCCCCTTCCCGTGCTTGGGATTGAACTCTCCCCTCACCCGCACGTAGATCATGGGTCGGTCCTCGTCCCGCAGCCAATCCAAGCCGAACGCCTTCGCTTCGGCGGCTCGGAGGCCGCAGTGCATACTCAGAATGAACGCCCTGTAGGCGTCCACGTTCTCGTCTCGCAGAGACATGGACTCCCGCATGATCGTGGTGATGACTTCGGGCGGGAGGAGCTCGAAGAACCTCCGTGCGTTGTAGGAGGGCTCGGACAGGAAGCTCGACAGTTCCGGCAACTTCATCCCGACTTGGGCGAAATACTGGAGCGCGCGCTTGGAGAACACCGCTCGGGCGTTCAGGAGTGTGGAGTCGCACGAGATCCGAGCAGAGATGACCTCCTCCTCGTCTGCTTCTTCCAGGGACGGCACCGAGGCCAACTTGTAGTCCTGCACCAGCCGCGCCGTCAGGATGTCCGTGGACAGCTTCAGCCATGGCGAGAAGTCGATATGGTGCATCCCCATGAACGGCACCCATTCCTTCCCGTCCCGGTACATCTGAACGCGTCGAAGTACCTTCAGGACGTTCGACCTGTAGCCTTTGAACGTGCCGTCAGAAACGGGCGCCCCGCGCCGTCCAATGATCCCCAGAGCCTTCTCGAACGCATCGAGGCATTCCCCTACCGTCGCCGTCCCGCGGGCCTCCTGACGTGGGTTATACTTGGCGACGGCCTGAGCCATGGTGTTCTGGGGGATGGACAGGAACGCCGCTATCTCGTCGGCCAGCTTCTCGGCAGACTTCTGATTCGTTCCGAGGCGGAACGCTTGTGTCTCCTTCGAGACCGTTTTCCGCACGACCCAGGGTTCGGCATACCGGACCACGCCATCGGTCGCGACGTAGGGGACGCGGACAACTTTGACGCCGTAGGTTCTGGAACGGAATTCGATGAGCGTCCCGTCTGGGAGCCTCTTTTCAGAGTCGGCTTTGGGCATGGGGAGGAGGAATTTCGGGCTGTCAAACTGTACAATTCGACTTTTTGCCAACTGTACAAGAACTATGCAACCCAAAAGGGCGATATGATGCGATATACCGCGCCACATCAGGCTCAACCAGAGGGAAATGTACGTTATAGCGAACTATGCCGACAGGAAAAGCAGGATTGTGAATCTGGGGGCCGCGGGTTCAAATCCCGTTGACCGCCCCATTTTTATTCACTACGAAAAGAACGAGTTACCTGATACTTCCTGGTCTTTTCTGGCGGAGCCTAAAAATCGACTGTACAAGGATTGCGCAATGGAAAATGGCGCTATTCCCCAACCGGCCGCGAGTTTATCAGTGGCAGACGAAATCCGCCGAAGCGGGCCGGCGTTCATCAAGGCAGCAACAGAGGCTTTTGCGAAACGGTTTGCCATCGAGTACCACCGACTCAGGGGCTACTCGTTGGAACAGCAAAACTCAGAGATGGATCTGACGCTCGTTGTCCGCTGCAATTTCGCCCCACAGAACCGTTCGGTCACGATTGAAGCGACGCCCAAGGTGAACCCCAGGGCAGGCGTAACCACAGTCAAGGTATCAGTCTGATAATGGAAAACACGCCGATCACGCTGGATCGGAACGCGTACTTGCAGCGGTGGGGACATCCCTCCTCATGGACGGGAGACTGGAGCCGGAAGGGTCGATACCTAAAAGCACACGACCAACCTTCCATTCAGACCCGGCTCATTGCGAATGAGACCACGATTGTCGGGATGGCCGCGAGGCAGGTACCCAGTCAGACCATAGCTGCGGCAATGGGGGTGTCTCGCGAGTCAATTGACCGTCGGCTCCGCCCGAGGGGTTTCAAGAACGCCCCTGGACACGTTGGTGCCCCCGGAAAGAAAGAGAACATTGACTTCGCTCAAATGCGAAACGACCTTCTTGAGATGCTCGCAGCTCGAAAAGTAATGTTCGGAAGTCTTTGCTCAGCAATCGCTCAGGAAGAGGGCAAGACGCTCCAAGAGATCGCGGCCAAAGTTCCCAACACGCCTGCCAGTCAGTTTACCCGGTGGAAAAACGGGGATTGGACGTCCATCGAGCACACCAAGCTCGTCAAACTGGTTCGGACGGTCACAGACGACCCCCGCCGTCAGACCGACCTCATCATTGCCTACTTGGTCGACCTGACTCCGGTGGAGTACCGTCCACAAATCGACATTGGCCAGCGAGGCGAAGTCTTGCATGGCAAGCGCACCTCGGACGAACTGTCCGGCCCTTGGTCCAAGGACATCCGCAACAAACTCGAACTCATCGGCGCCGCCTACTCCAAGGACGCCGATTACATGAAATTGGTGGACACGCTCGCGAGCTGGGCTCGTCGGCTGACCAAGGAGTAGGAGTAGAGGCTTGTCCCGTCGTGCCTGATGGGCTCAGCCGGGATCGTCTTGGTCGATCGAATCACTCGACTTAGCCTTGCATTTTTTGCTCATCGCAAATTCTCCAAGGGCACGATCCTCGCCAATTTCACCAAGGAATTGGTGAACGTTTTTCGCCTTCAGTGATTCGCGGTACATCAGCCAAACGGCGCGACGGATTATCTCTGACCGTGACAGGTTCGTGCGCTTTTTGAGTTCCGCCATGAACAACAGCTCGATCTTGTTGAACTTGGTCGGTACGGCCGGACCCGATTGATAATTCAGATACAAATCTTCAGGTTTTTTTGTCATCTAATTTGATGGCGTAAGTAATGCGACTTCGACCGAAAAGGTCAAACTTACGAGATCCGATTATACGCCGTAGAAAAATTCCTAATGAAAATTTATTGACGCGAGATTCTACGGATTTATACCCGGGATAAACATGGGGTGAACACCTACCATGAGCATATCGAAAACAACAATGGCGACCCAGACCCTTAGCAATCCATACCCCGTAAAACTCGACTGGGCCACCAAGGAAGTGATCGAAGCGCTAAAGAAAAGGACGAAGCTCTCGGCTTCGGAAATCCTCCGCCGTGCAGTCCGATTCTCTGCCCCGAAATTCCTTTCCGGAGAAGTCTCCATTTTGGATTTTACGGACGAAATGCCTTCAATGAAGGGGAGCAAGAGGAAGTGAATAATTCACCTCCCAACGAACGCGAGAAAGCGTTCGATGGCATGTGGGAGATGCTCTTATCGCTCCTCCGGTGCGCCTCAAATGGCGAAGAAAAATATGCCACACGAGAGGTGGCAAAATTGCTCATACCTCGACTAAAAATCCAACGCCCGCGGCTCCGAAAAAACGTCCTAAACGCCAAAAAATAAACCCAAAACTCCTCCCTATGTCTCGCATCATCCGGTTAGAGTCTTCCAATGTAAAAAGGCTCAAGGCGGTCGCAATCGACCCTGAGCCAATCATCAACCGCATCGGCGGCGAAAACGGAGCTGGCAAGAGCTCGCTCCTCGACTCCATCGCAATGGCCCTCAGTGGAGGCGAGCTCACCGACGCCCCTCTTCGCCAAGGGGAAAAGAAGGGGTCGATTCGCGTCACGCTGGACGATGGCATCACGATCAAAAGGACGTTCAGTGCGGCCGGTGGAACAACGCTTTCGATCTCGAATGCGGAAGGGCTGAAGTACCCATCGCCACAAGCGATGCTCGACAAGCTCACGGGCAAACTCTGTTTCGACCCTTTCGCGTTCACACGTCTCGGCGCGAAAGATCAGGCAGCCGCGTTGAAGCGGCTTGTCGACCTCGATTTTTCTGCGATGGACGCGGCCCGCGCGGCCACGTACAACGAGCGCACGCTCTTCAATCGGGAAAACGATCGTGCGCTCATGGAGCTTGAGAAGCTACCGTTTTTCCCATTTTCGCCCGATTCCCCTGTATCGACGATGGGCCTCATGGGTCAACTTCAGGCGATCCAGACGCACAACAGCCAGGTGTTCACGCTCGGCTCCAAGTGCAGTGACGCACAAGAGTCTTACGACGACGGCGCGAAGGGCGTGGTTACGTTTCAGGAGGAGATTGCGAAGTTGGAAGCGACGCTCGTGAAGAAGCGCGCGGCTCTGGTGGATCAGCAGGCGACTACTGCGACGCACAAAACAACGCTGGACGCCGCCAAGCTCGCGCTCGACTCATTCGTCAAACAGGACGATGGCCCGGTAAAAACGGCTCTGGCTGGAGCCAGCGAGACCAACCAGAAGGTTCAGGCCAATCAGGTCCGCGACGCTGCTCAGAAGCTCATTGCGACCCGCGAGTCGCGAGTCGCGCAGCTCACTCAGACCATTCAGTCGATCGACGACCAGAAGGCGGTTCAACTCGCCGCTGTGAAGTTTCCAATCGAAGGGCTTTCGTTCACAGACGGCGGAGTGACATACAAAGGTTTGCCGTTCAGCGAGGCGAGCACAGCGGAGAAAATCCGGATCTCGGTGGCGATGGGCGCCGCGCTCAACCCGAAGCTACGGGTGATGATAGTCCGAGATGGTTCGCTGCTCGACAAAAAGAGCATGGCATTGCTGGCCGACCTCGCCTTCCAACATCAGCTCCAAGTCTTCATCGAGGTCGCTGGCGACGGCGCCGGCTGCGAAATCGTAATAGAAGACGGTGAAGTCAAGGGCGTCGCGTCAGATTCCTCAGAAACCCCAGCCTTCGATGCCGAAGACAATGGATGAGCGCAGAGAGCGCGCGATGACCGCCCTGAGTGAGGCTCACGCCTACCTCGCAGGCATGGGCGGCAATGTTGACGGTGACGCCAAAACACTTGCTGAAAATGTGCGCGGCGACATCGAGAAGGCCAAGGCGGCGCCAACCGCTTTGGTCCTCGCCCTCCTGGCGGATGAGCCATGTCCGGCCCAATTATTTGGACCGTGGGCCAGTGTGCAGCGCATTCGGTCATGGCGCGACGCCGGCAAGTTAGCGGCAGTCATCAAGCACGGACGGACCTGCGTTCGTCCGAGTGATTTTTTCAGGTTTTTCAACACTTTACCCGATGAGAGTCGGGCGAAGGTCGGGCACAATGCCGGTTCGTGAAGGCTTATCTCGTTTTCGGGATGCTCTGTTTTGGACGCCCATCGAACTTTACTCGCAGACGCGAGTGACGGCCCTTTTTTTTCCTAGACACTAACACATATAGATTAGAAACATTATGAGTAATTCTTCCACCACGCTTGCTCTCTCAGCAGGCTCATGGCTTGCAAAGCTCGAAAGCAAACTCACCGAGCTCGACCAATTTGCCGAAAAGAACAACCTCGCTGTTCTGACCGACGGCAAGGGCGGATTCACCGCTGCGGTCGCGATGGCTGAGGCGATTGGCCAGCTCAAGGCCATGCTCACCCCGGAAATCATGCAGCCCATCATGGCACTGCAAGGCACAACCCTCGGATTCAAGACAGACAAGGACAAAGAGGGTGGATACCCCGTGGACGTGGTCCGCGACGTCATGATTACTGCCACCCTGCGGGGCTTCAAGATGGTCCTGAATCACACCAACATCATCGGAGGTAACTTCTATGCCGCCAAAGATGGATTGGAGGATTGGATTCTGCGTTCCTCCAAGAGAGGGGAGCTCACAGACTTTCGCGACGCGTACAGCGTTCCCAAGTACATCAGCGATCAGGAGGCGCACGTGAATGTCTCAGCGTCATGGATTTTCAAAGGGAAACCAGATTCCATTAAGGACGTCCCGCTCGCCGTCCGGGTGAATAAAGGCCAAGGGGCCGACGCAATACTCGGGAAGGCAAAGCGGAAACTTTTGGCACGAGTGATCTCGCGCGTCACGGGCACCGTGGTCGCCGAAGGCGATGCTGGAGACGCGATCGACATCGTCGCGACGCCCGTAACGGGCCCCGGGGCACCAGGAGGCACGGAAGCGTCGAAGGCACCAGTCGGCGCGACCGACGAACAAAAGGAAAGGCTGCATCACCTCCTCGAAGTGCACTGGGAAAAGGCGAATACATTCCTTATCGCCCAGAAACGAATTCCGGATGGAGCGACATATGTGAGCGTAACGGCGAAGATGGCCCAACAGATTATCGACCGACCCAAGGACTTCCTGAGCGCGATCGGCGCGAACTGACCCGTAAACCAACTCTTCAAGCCACACCATTATGCCACTGCAAGATGATCAAACGCTCGGAGTAGCCGTCTCGACGATCGCGTCGATGAACGCCGGCAAAACGTCCGACGACCTCGACGACGCCATGCGCGAAGTTGTCCGGGCCGTCGTCGGATCGAACCAGAAAGGGAAAGTCACGCTTTCACTGACCATCGAGCCATCCGGCTCTGGTGTTGGCGAAACGCCCCTCTATACGGTGGACGCCGACATCAAAGTCGTCGCGCCGAAGAAGCGTCGTCAAAAACAATCCTTTTTCGCGGACGAGAACTGCAATTTGACTCGACGCGAACCGGGCCAGACCGAAATGCGGATGGGGAAAAGCGGATCACTGGCCGCGCTCACCCTGCCAATTGACGGCATCACTGTTAGCTAACCAGAAAATCGTTCAACCATCACAAAAATGACAGATCCAATCAAAACACGCACCGAGGCGGATGCGATCAACGAGATCATTCGCGACTCCCAAAACCGAGTGGTTCCCGACGATAAAGTCGGCGCCGCCCTGTCCACCGGTATCATCGTATTCCAAGACAAGTCTATCCTGAATCTCGAAACATTACAGCGATCACCCAAGCGCAAGCGCGCGCGCGTGAAGGTTTATGATGTCGCGAGCTTCATTCACTACGTCAAAGACCACAAGATTGATGGCCAGACGGCGGTTTTTGTTAACACGTCACCCACCAGCGCCAATTTTTGTGCAATAATCGACTATCACGGCACCGGAGACATGGGACCCGCCTGGGGAGAGCATGTGTGCGAACTGGAACTACGAACCACCCATGAGTGGCAAGTCTGGACGGGCTCAAACAACAAGCTCATCGGTCAAGAAGCGTTTTCCGAATTTCTCTTGGATAACCGGCGCGACATCGTGCGGCCCGATGCGGGCATCCTGTTGGATGTCGCTCGGCTCCTCTGCGCGAAGAAGTCGGTGGACTTCAAGTCCGGCATCAATTTGAAGAACGGGGCCAACCACCTAGAATTCGTGGAGACCATCGAAACCCGGGGGATTTCAAACCGGGTTGAGGACGCAATGGACATCCCCGATACGTTCATGATCGGCATCATCCCCTTCTCGGGCGGCGCCCACGAGATGATCGAGGCTCAACTCCGCTTCCGGATCATTGATCGAAAGCTCTCTTTCGTTTACGTGCTCCTCCAGCCCCACAAAATCGTGGAGGCGGCGATCGATGCGGCGCGCGCGAAAGTCGAAGCTGAACTCGAATTCGTTTACTACGGCGGAGCGGCTATCACACCACCTCCATCCTTGGGCGTTTACTACGGCGGACCGGCTATCACACCACCTCCATCCTTGCGCTAAGCTCATGGTCGCTTTTGTTGTCACGGTTCTGCTCGCGGGCTGGAGCACGTTCCTGGCGGGCATGTTGTTGATGCATTCCAGGGATGTATCAACATTTCCGCCCGCCCGCAGGCTATCGTTGGTAGCGTGCTGCCTGCTTGTTGTGGTTGCTTTTGGATTCACCCTACTTGCTGTCAAATTCCTACAAGCGTAGGCACCGCACCGCCCCGAGCGCATCGGGGCACAATTTATTTATGAATCACCCCACGTCACTGGTCTGGCATGACCTTCAATCATGCCTTCGCCGAACGCCCAGACACCTCCTCGAAGCACTGAAGAAAGCAAACGGCACGATATTCGTCGCAGGCGGATTCATCCGCTCGTGCATCGCCCACGAGGAGGTCAACGACATCGACTGCTTTGCCCAGTCCAAGGAACTCGCGCGCGCCTTTGCCCTCAACTTGGCCAACGGGGAAGAGGCTGCATTCCACGAAACGGACAATGCCTTCACGGTCATCGGCGGATCCCGCCGACTGACCATTCAAGTCATCCATCGCTGGACTTTTCAAAACCCCTACGAATGTATAAATTCGTTCGACTTCACCATCGCGTGCGCGGCGCTTTGGTGGGTTAATAAAAACAGCACTGAATTTGACTACACCATCGGGGAATGGCAATCGAGGGTGGACGAACGCTTTTATGCGGACCTCGCCGCCAAAAGGCTCATTTACCGGAACCCGGTTCGGAATGAGGACGCGGGCGGCAGCATCCTGCGCGTGCTGAAGTTTTACCAACGCGGCTACCGTATCCCGCTCGACAGCTTGAGCCAAGTTATCGCTCGGCTCGTCATGGGCATCGAGAATCCTTCCAGATTCAGAGAAGGTGACATGGCGATAATGTTGGCCGGGTTACTCCGCGAGGTCGACCCTGCTATCGACGTCTCGCACGTTGCTTACCTTCCAGCCGAAGAGGTTGTTAGGCTCTCGAAGGACGAAAAAAAGGGGGGACCTGTGCCAGACTCCTTTGATCCATGAGCAGCGATCTAACCATTCCTCCCACGCTGCCGAATCCGGACGAGGTCCGTGGACGGATACATGCGGCGTTCCGTGAGCTTGCAACTCAAAGGGCGATGCTGGTCGAAGTCTTCCCGTTGGTCGACGGAGCGATCGACGCGCTTTCCTACATATCCACCAAGCGCATGAACGACGCAGGGCTTACGCAGGAAGCCCGCGATCTTCAGCGCGCGCGCGTAGTTCTCGGCAAAGTGCTCAACCTGCTCGACCCTCACCGTTAAAGCCATGTGGAATAAAACCAATCAATCTAAGGGCGTTCAGAGGAGGTATCGACCTGAAGAGCTCAAGGCCATGGCCGACCAAGCGGCTGCGACTTCCATGCGTCACGCATCGCGAAAAATGAAATGTTCGGTCACCGCCGTTCGGCGCGCGATGGCGCTCCACGGAATCTCTCATCGGCGCCAAGGCAATTTCACCAACCAGGAAGCGTACAACCTCAAAGGTTGGGAACCATGAACACGCCGAAAACGAATGACGCACGCATTCACGTAAGGTTGTTCAAGCGTCGACCGATCCCAAAGGGCTACGGCGACGCATTAAACGTCGGCTGGTCGGGCTTCAAATCTGACTGCCAAAAGGCACACAAAGAGTTTTTCGAGCGCCGCGGCATGGATGTGCCGGCGCCGGAAAACTTCAACTGCTGGACAAACACCAAATGACACTCGAACAGCAGCTCGACGAATGCCACAGCATCTTCGAGCGTCTCACCGCCGAAAACGCAGCCCTACGTGCGGATTTCGCCAAGCTGGCCGAACTCACGCGAAGAATTCGGGAGTATGGCCGGTGCATCGCGGTCAACACCGGAGGAACGTTTGAGAACGATCCGATCGACGCCATATTGGACGCAATGTGGCGCAGCGCGGCTCAGGCACAGGACGAACTCGCAGTTCGGATGGATACGAAACCGCCCGTGCCGCCAACGCCATGACAATACAGGAACAACTCAACGCCGCCAATCGTGTGATAAAGATACTCGTCGCCGAACTCATCACCCTACGTGAAGACAAGACGTTGCTCGACGCACTTGAGAAAAACCGGCTCAGTCTGTACACGCTCTGCGACCAATGGGGGTGCGGGCGCTATCAAACGCAGGGCACCGGAAACACCGCACGGGAAGCCATCGCCAAGGTCATGAAGGAAACACCATGCCATAACACTCTCCCGCAAAATCCATGAAAATCTATGGTGCTGCCATCCTCCTCCGAAACGGAGTCGGGTTTAGGTTTGCCCGTGCGGAAATGCATCGGCACCTGACCGAGCTCGCCACACGCTTTTACTCCGGCGACGTCGCAGCCTGTGATGACTTTCTCCAGTTGTATTGTTATGGAGAGGAAGAGCGAAAGCGGAATTCCGCCAGCGGTTCAGCAACCCCTTCAAACCAGAAACACCATGACATCGCCGATTAAATTCGGCCATCGACCACTCTCCCGCGCAACGAAACTGTACAGGCGTCAAACAAGACCTGGGAACCTGTACGATTGCGCGGGAACAATTTTATTATCTAACAAAGCGACGTGAACAGCCGACTACGACAAATACGCGAAGCGTATGGAGTGCCTGTACGAAGGGGTGCCAAAGTTCTGTACCAAGGCAAACCAGCGACCATCACCTCAGCGGCTCACGGTCACCGAATACATCTTCGGTTCGCCTCGGAAAAGCGAGCCACCCGCAAAGTTTTCCACCCGACTTGGCAAATTACCTACTTATGAGATTCCACGAACACTATCGCAAAATGAACGCCCCGGCCGGAACTCCCACCGTCGATTTTAATCGGGCCTAAAAAATTGCCAAATCTCGAATGAAAACCCTCGAAATAGCACCAACAGCCCACCATCGAATCGGTCCATCCAAATTCCCGATGCTTGCAGAGTGCATCGACTTTGATTCAGAGGAAGATATCGACGATCTTGATGCTGAAGAAAGCGCAAAGATCGCGGAAGATTGCCCGAATCCGGCGCAACGCGGCGACGCGAAAAGCCGCGGCCTCGCGCAACATGAGTCACTGGCCAAGGCGCTCACTGGTCAGCCGAACCCGTTCGACGGACTCTCAGAAAGAGAAGTACAGCAGGTCCAGTGGGTCGCTGAAGATGTCGTCACGCGCGCGGCCGCGTATGGCTATTCGTCCGACGAGATACGGGTGGAGCAACGTGTCTCGATCATGTGGCCGGATTTTCGCGAAGCCACCTTCGGCACGCTCGATATAGAATACGGTCCCTTCATCGAGGATGCGAAATTCGGGGACATGCGGAATTATTTCCCGCAGCTCGCGGGCTACGCGCTCGGAAAGATGGATCGCGATGAAATCGACCGGGTCTTTGCCAGAACAACCTACGGGCGTTGGCGCAAAACTCAACAATACGTGATCGACCGGTCGACCGCGGAGTCAGTAGTATTCTCAATTATCCGCAGGAAGATGGCGCCCAATCGCCGTCCGACCCTCTGCCAGTATTGCGGGTGGTGCGCCAAACGCGGCGAATGCAGCGCGATCACCGGCGTTGTCGACACAATCGCCTCAAAGCGCAACGACTGGTCGATGCGTCTGCCAACCGCGCACGCCTCGCACGCGCCGAACGATCCCGTGGTGCTCGGTGCCATGCGCTACCTCTGGAAAGTCTACATCGAGCCTTGGGGCGCGAGCGTGGAGTTCGCGTCGAACTCACTCGCGGAAGGCGGCACCATCCCGCTGGGATTCAAGCGCCAGAACGTAAAAGGACGGGCCGAATTCGAGGAAGGTGACGTCGTTGCCCAGGCGCTCATGAAAGCCGGCGTAGAACCCGCGAGGCTCTTTTCTGCCGCTAAATTCGGCCTGAAGAAGCTGTCGCTCGCGTACCATGCTCAGTTCGGCGGCACTAAAGTCGGCGCCGAGCGACGCGTAGAGGAGATCCTCACGGAGGCGGGCGTCATCAAGCGCGGAGAGGCCGGCTTCAAGCTCGTCCGCACTCCCGACGCCGATGAGGAGATCAAACTCGCCCTCGCGCGCCCAGTTATCGAGGAAACTTCCAACTGATGAAACGCCCAGCTTTCCAGTTTTATCCTGGGGATTGGCTCCACGATGCTGCCCTGCGATCCTGCTCCATCGAGGCCCGCGGGCTCTGGATGGACATGATGTGCATCATGCACCAAGCCGAGCCGTATGGCTATTTGATGGTTAACCTCAAGGTTATCAATGAGGATAACCTTGCTCGGTTGGTCGGCGTACCCCGAAAGAGACTAAAATCTCTACTTTTTGAGCTAGAAAATGCCGGAGTTTTCTCAAAAAATATCGAAAATTCCGCGTTATTTTGTCGAAGAATGGTGCGAGATGAAGAGGTCAGAAATCGGCGGGCACAAGGAGGCTCTTTGGGAGGTAATCCGGCTCTTTTGAAGCATAAAAAACATGCTCCGAAGGATAACCCGAAGGATAACGATAAGGTTAACCTCGCAACAAAATCCTGTATAACCCCTTCATCTTCATCTTCATCTTCATATTCATACATAAGAGCGTCGGACCAATCCGACGCGGATGAAAAGAATGAAGAAAACCCGGCAGAAAACCCGGCAAAAAAACGGCAAACGCATCGCGAACGAAATCCTCTTTTTGATTCTTTGGCAAAAGTAGGAGGCTCGAATGTTCTTGAACTCACAACTTCCGCAGCCCGAGCGGTGGGCGTTGCTCTGGCGGAGATTCGCAGAGCGACCCCGGACGTCACCACGGAAGAAATTGCCCGCCGTGCAAACACGTTTCGATCGCGAAATCCGACGTGGAAACTGACGCCGAACTCCCTGGCGCGCCATTGGGCCGAATGTGGATCCACTTTCACCACCCCGCAGGAACAGATGGACCTCCCGGACAACGTGAAAGAACTCATTGCAATTCAAAACGCGCACCAATCCCATGCCTGACCTTCCCCACTCCATCGAGGCCGAGGAATACCTGCTTTCCAGCCTGTTTGTGGCTGGGGCCCAGGGTGTCGCGTCCGCCGTCAATTCCGGCGTCTCGCCTGCCACTTTCTTCGCCGAAACCAATGCCACAGTGTTCGGCGCGATCATCACCCTCGCAGAGCGTGGCCAGGTCCCGAGCGTCCAAGCAGTTATCCACGAGTTGAATTTCTCAAAAACTCTGACGCAGGCCGGGGGGATGCCGGACGTCCTGCGCATCGTCGGATTGGTGCCAACCTCAGTAAATCTATCGCTCTACATCCAGCGCGTCAGGGAGTTGCAGCTTCTCCGCACGATCGCTCGCACCACTCGGGCACTCCACGAGGAGGCGTTCAGCCAAGAGGCCAATGTGCCTGAATTCGCCGAGCGAGTCGAGCGGACCATCCTCGGACTGTCTCAGGATCGCGTAAAACCTGCCCGGACGTGGGAACAGGCTGTTGCCGAGACTTCCACCGAGTTCGAGGCAATGCTCCTTGCGAAGCCGGGCGCCGTTCTGGCCGGCGAAATCTCGTGGGGATTCCCCGACATGGACCGATTCTTCGGGCCAATGGCGCCCGGCCAGCTCGTCATCCTCGCAGCACGCCCTAGCGTTGGAAAATCGAGCCTCATGCGCCAAACCGCTACCGAGGTATTAAAAACCGGAAAGATCGTCTCCATCGCAAGCCTAGAGGTCAAGGACAGGGCAATAGCACGGAACATCGCTCAGGCTTTGAGCGGCATCAGTTATCGCGCGCTTCGCGTTGGGGCCCATCCGGCAGAAGCCGAGGACTTCCGCCGTGCGTTGGAAAAAGTGAAGTATCTCCCTCTCATCGTCACCGACGATTTTTCGGCAACAGTTTCGCAAATATGCGCACAAGCCCGCCTTGCGAAGGCAAAACGAAACCTTGGACTCGTGTGCGTCGATCACCTCCACGAGCTCGCCGAATGCAAGAACCCACCGAAGGGCACCAATACAGCCCAAATGTACGGACGCGCGGTCAAAGCGTTCAAGGAATTGGCCGGTGAACTCGAAGTCCCCGTCCTCGTGCTCGCTCAACTCAACCGCGGATCAGAATCAGATAAACGCGTCCCCACCCTCTCCGACCTCCGTGACTCCGGGAACATCGAAGAAGGAGCGGATAAGGTAGTTTTGCTACACCGTCCGCTCGAAAACCCGCTGAACAACATGCAGCAGTCCGAGACGAGCAATCCGAAGGATCACCCAACGTTTTACACCCAGGCAATCCAAGCCAAGGGCCGCGATGATGGCACGAATTCGATGGGTATCATCTTCCAACGCGCCACAGCGCGATTCGTTCCACTCACCCGATGACCACCACAGGCACAATCCTCCGCGCCAGCGTACGCAATGATGGCACCATCGAACTCAGGGACCAAGAAAACCGGCTCCACAACGACAACGACCTGCCGGCTTGTGTCGCTCTGGACGGTTCTCAAGCGTGGTTCCGTTATGGCCAAGGACACCGGGACACCGGACCTGCGTTCATCCACGCCAACGGGTCTGCCGTGTTCTTCCTCAACGGATCTTTCGTCATGCAGGATGATTCCGGCTTCAGCCTCCTCAACCCACCCAAGCCGGTCGTGTTGATCGAGACCTTGCGCAGCCTGTACAATGTCGCACCGACCAAGGAAGTCGAAGACGCGATCCTCGCGATTGCCGAAAAGCACGGGCATCCCACCCACACAGTTTGCTTCTCATGACGTATTATAACGACCACGACGCAAAAACCTGCGCCTGGCTGCGAGAGCTCATCGCCTGCGATCTCATACCGGCCGGCGAAGTTGATTCACGCTCGATCACCGATGTCCACCCAACTATACTTGCAGAGCCTCATCAATGCCATTTCTTCGCCGGCATTGGTGGCTGGCCGCTCGCGCTCCGCCTCGCAGGATGGCCCGATGACCAGCCTGTCTGGACTGGCTCCTGTCCGTGCCAGCCTTTCTCAGTCGCCGGAAAACACACAGGCGAAAACGACTCGCGGCACCTTTGGCCTGAATTCCTCAGACTCATCACCGAGCGACTCCCTTCAACGATCTTTGGAGAACAGGTTACGGGCGCGTCTGGACGTCAGTGGCTCTCTGGAGTACGTGCTGACTTGGAAACGCTGGGATATGCAGTCGCTGCCGCCGATTTGTGCGCTTCGAGCGCGGGCGCACCTCACATCAGGCAAAGATTATACTGGGTGGCCAGCGCCGACGGTCGGAAACGCGACAGGCAGTCAATCGGCGAAGGGCGCGAGCCCAACGGGACGAAGGGAGGACGGTTCAAAGGCGACCGTGAGCTTGAGCGCGGTAGCGAGGTTGGCGGGTTGGGCGACCCCAACTGTGCAGGACTCGAAGAACAACGCTGGTCCCTCTCAGTTTCGCCGGAACAGCCTCCCCCTCAATTGCGAGGCAACTCTTGGAGTCACTTCGATCTCCTCCCTTGCACAGACGGCAAAACGAGGCGGATTGAACCCGGCTCATTCCCGCTGGCTCATGGGATTCCCGCCCGCTTGGTGCGACTGCGCGGTTACGGCAATGCAATCGTTCCCCAAGTCGCCGCTCAGTTCATCAAAGCGTTCATCGAAACCCGCTGACTTTGCTCCCGCAAAAACAACACCATGAAATCCAAAATAATCCAACGGGGCCTTGTGTCCCTCCTGCTTGTATTTTTCGTCGCCCTCAGCAAGGCCGCCGATCTCACCCTCACATGGAAGGACAACTCTGCCAACGAGGACGGTTTTGTCATCCAGCGATCCCCCGGGATCGGCGCCCCAGTTTTCGCCGAAGTCGCCAGAGTAGCCAAAGACGTCACGTCATGGACTGACACAGGGCTCGCGAACGCTACTTCGTTCTCCTACCGCGTTGCCGCGTTCAATCCTGGTGGCACTTCAGCCTTCACGAACACTGCAACCGGCACCACCGTCGTCGCACCTCCCAATGCTCCTTCTGATGCCACCGTCGTCACCGTCACCGTAACCGTCTCGATCCAGCAATCCAAGACGGGCGCAACCATCGCCTCAGCATCGCCCGTCATTCTCCATCGCGCCGCCGCTCCACTGTAAAACCAAAGCCTGATTCACGGCATCTCCTCCCCAAAACGCAAAAAACCCGCCCTTTTAGAGGGCGGGTTTCTGTGACAAAAACTAAGACAGTTCAGAAAATGCCTTTCGGCGAAGGCAACCTACCCCGACTCCCGAGTGTGTCAAGCGTCCTGACATCGAAATCGGCTTTCGATCTCCTCCCCCATACTTCGCCCCGATGAGGTCGCCGCCGCCTCGATCGCCCGAATCCCGGCCGGCGACAGCCAGAACGTCCTCTGCGCCTTCGCCGCCTCGCCCAAGCTATTCCGCCCAGCCCCCGGCGCCCGCTTACGCAGCTCCAGCCCCAGCGCGCGCGCATCCCTTTTGTGCGGATGAGAGCCAACGAGCCACACCGGAGCGATCAGCGATAACTGACCCGCGACGCTGCAGAAGTGATCCAAGGCATCTTTCGCGCCTCCCATCGTCGCGTACGTCCCCAACGACCGCGACCGTCCCCCCACCGAGTAGTCACACTCGTAGATTGCTCCTAACTCATTTACGCCCGTCAGCTTCAGCCTCAGCCCGGGACTCATGGTGCAACCTCCCGAACGCTTGACGTATTCCCTACATGGTCACGCTTCAACGCCTTCAACTCTGCCACCGCCAAGCCAAGCTCATCCACTGCCGCTTGCCACGCGCACGCCGCCCTAAGAATCCCCTGCGGATCATTTTGATCTATTCCTAAAGCGTGCCGCACGCGCACGTTGGCATACTCCCTCTTGGCGTGCGCCCACGCGCTTTTCGCCTCCGACTTCCTACGCACCGCTTGCGCGTAGGAAGCCCATTGTGAATCGCTCATTAATTTCATAATCACGTCTCAGTTTCGAGCGTTCCGCACGCCCAGTTATCATCGCTGACTCCCCAGTCAGCGCCCGCATCAGCATCGTCAAAAAATGCACAATGCGCTTCATCGAGCCAGAAGCCTTGGCTCCTTGCCAGCGTCCACGCATCATGCCACACCCCGGCTTGATCCCCGCACAAAGGCGACCTCGGCTCCTCTCCAAACACATCAACCCAAGCGTCTCCCATCGTCTCGCTTGCGTCGCAAAATCCATGAGAGTGGCAGATGGCCGCATTCGGCTCCTTTCTGTTTGCTTCCACCACATCGGCCAGTGCCTCCCGGCCGATGTCGAATAGTAATCGCTGAGCAAACGCGCGCGCCAACCGTTTCATCGTGCTCATTTGGCTAAACGGGCGTTGATCGCGGCAATTTCCGCGCGCAGTCCAGACTCAATGTCGGCGACCTCAGCCCCCCATAGTCGCCGATCGTTCAGCATCGCAACAAGGGACGCATAACCTGCCTCCAAGGCGAGGTCTACGAGAGGAGAGTCAAGCACATCACTGACTGGTAAATCATATATTTTCATTGTTTTTGGGTTTTTTGTTTTTTGAACGGGTTACCGAACCGCTGGCGGAATTCCGCAAGCTGGAACGTCTGGGCAACGCGGAAGGAGGCGAGGCGGGATCCGCCGTAGCGTGAGACTTCGAGGCGGGCTCCGCCATAGCGAGCGGCTGCGAGTGCGGAGTACAGGACACCGGCACCAGCGCTGTGGTTGGCGATCGCCCGGACTGCTTCAGCCGCACCCTCGACGGCCCATGGAAAGGAATAGACGGCGTCGATGTGGGCGGAAATGGCGGCTTCTTCGGCGGCGCTGTGCTCTTCTGAAGTCGCCGCGCCCACCGCAAAACGCTCAGTGACCTCCACTGCCGTTCGGCTCTCAGTGCTCAGCAAATCCCAGACCTTCCTCCCGTCCGCAAGCGGGGTCTGCCTGATGCACCAGCACCCGTACAGCCTCAGGCTTCCCCGATCGGCCGGCACGACATACTCGTGTGTCCAGACCAACCAATCCACGCGATCGCATGCGTTCCACGCCCCGTGAAGCGTCGAAAACATGGACGCGAACTCGCTCGCTTCCGAGCACACATCATACAGGTCAAGGAATTCGCGAATACTCATGGAATCGTACGTTTTCATCGTGCTTTTGTTGAGTTTTTTGTCGGGCGGGCCCCTGCGCTCAGCGGGTGTGCAGCCGCAATGCATCCTTCATCGCGGATGGCCGCAGGGACTTCACCGTGACCATTGTCAGGGTGTCTCTGACCAACTCGTTGGTCCCCGTGCGATAATAGGACCCGTCAAATTGCGCGATGTACTCACGGCACGCTGTCAGCGTACCGACCATCGCCAGATCCACGCTGTCGGCCGTAGGTCCGTAGAAAAACCGCCTGCGTCGGACAGCGTGAGTTGGCAGTTTTTTGATGTTTTTCATGATGATTATTTTTTGTTTGGGTTGAGGGTTGAGTGAGGTGATTCTTTTTTAAGCGCGCGACCTGAAGCGGAGGTCGCTTGGTTTGGTGCCGGCGATGATGAAATAGCGCCCGCAGGCGCTGATCCCCATCAGGCTATCTAGATTGATCCCCTGTGCTGATGCCTCTGCGCGGATGGCATCGGCCTCGGCTGCGGCCATATTCCCGAGCGACAGCCCGGGGAACGTCGGGACAACCAGTGCTGCGTTTTCCACTTCATCCATGAGCCAGTTGGTTTTCATGGTTGGTGCCTCACTCCACCACCTGAACCCACGCCGATGCGAACGCGGTGTTGTTGCTGACCGCATTCTCCACCGCCTCCTGAGCCACCCGCCCGAGCCCTCCGCCCTCAACGCCCGACCGAGTTTCCAACCAATCGATCGCCTCCGCCGCCGTCTCGCACGAGCACGCCGTGCTCCTGTCGTACTCATTCGCCCAAGCAGTCAGATGTTCCTCCAAAACCACGAACCGCCCGCCCTTGGTGCGGTAAATCCATACCTTGGTGCACCGATTTGCTCGGTTCCCGTGTTGGATGCAGTTGTCCGCACGGCCAATCAATTCGCCCGTGAACCTGATGGGCGGAAGCCCGTCTCGTTTGATGCTGATGGGCGGTAGCGTGTCTCGTTTGATGCTGATCTTATCCATGTTTTTTGTTGCCCCCTTTTGACTCCCGGTAGGCGGTGGGAAAGCAGACGGGCCGGTCTGCCAGCGGTTCCTAAAATTGATTGAACGCTCTACATGCCGGACCTCTGGAAAGACCAAAAGCCTACCCCCAACGGATCGCATTCCCTCCGCCCCATTATGAGGTGGTCTATCACCGTAATATCCACCGTTGCCCCCGCCTCCCGCAGAGTGCGTGTGATCCGGATATCTTGGGCGCTGGGACTCGGGTCTCCGCTGGGATGATTGTGCACACAGATAATGCCCGATGCCGACTCCATGATCGCCGTTCGGAACACCTCCCGGGGATGCACCAGCGTGCTTGAGGCGATTCCTGATGAGACCTCCACCCGCTTGATAAGGCGTCCTTTGCGATTGAGGCAGAGAACCCAGAACTTCTCCACCTCCAACCCCGCGCACACGGGCGACATGTGATTTGCTACTTCATCTGGCACGTCCAGAATTGGCACCACTCCCGGCACCCCTGCCGTCATCCTGCGGCCAATCTCCATCGCCGCCACCAGCCTCTCCGCGAACCCCCTCGGGATTCCCGTCCGTGCCATCCGCGCGAGATCCCACCCCGCCAGTGCTGGCAGGTTTCCCGCAGCCGCCACAAGCTCCCGCGCCTTGTCCACCGCCTTTAGCCGGTCACCCCCACACAATGCCGCCACAAGCTCCCCGTCTGAGAGAGCCTGCGCTCCATATTTGGCCATCCTCGCCTCCGGCCCTTCGTGGAGAGCCATCCCGCTCTCATCCCTCACAATCCACCGACCATTTTTCGTTTTCATCTCCCGCACTTACCCACAAAACCTTAATAACCGCACGCTTAAAATTAGCACCACTCGCATCCTCCTCTACCTCAGTCACTTCCGCTTATCATAGTTCACGCGTCGCTCAATTCCCTTTCCGAATTTCAGAGGGTGTAACCTCCCCTTCGGGTAAAACGAGGCGATCTACTCCCATCGAACCACCACGGTTCACCTCTCAGCATCCCCAGCTTCTTTTCTTCGTGAAGCCATATCTCTTTGCCTGCTCTATGTCTTTCGGAGTCGGAGGGCTTTTACACTTCCGTCAAGCTCTTTCTCGCTTTTGAGCCAACAAGTCTCTTCTGCGTACCTCTCCTCGCTTTCCAGACTCCTTTTGCTTTTGCGTTGTCTTCGCCCACCGGCTTACCTCAATCATTCCCATGTCACCGCGCCTATCCAGCCCGCGTTCGTCCGATCAAGGACCATCGAGGGGTCGGGGCATGGCTATCGAACAAGCGATTTCGTTTTCCGCTGACGAGGTCGCAAGAGCCAAGGCCAAGTTGCTCGACCTGATGGATGCCAATGTCGTCGTCAGGGGCACTGAGCGTAATGCTGAAGGTCGATGCGTTTACATTGAGGTCGCCAACCAGCCCATCCAGCTCGCGGCCGCGATCAAGGTGGTCGAGTGGGGGATTGGCAAACCGTCACAAATGGTCGTGGTCGATCAAACGGAGAGTTATCGACCGGCACGAGCGGATCTCGGAAAGATGCTCGTCGCGAATCCCTCCTTGATTGAGACCGTACTGCGCACGATCAAGGAGGCGGCTGAACAGTCGCAAGCGATTCCCGTGCAGAGCGTTGTGTCAGATCGGGCCGAAGCGGCACAAGAGTCAATATCTTGAGGCTTACCTAGCTAAGTCTCCAAACTGTGCAAGGACTGCGCAATCTCCATCCCCCTTCCCCTTCCTCTCTCTTCCCCATGGTCATCCTCTCCTCTCCTCCCGTCTTGTCGCCGCGCCGATCGTCGGCTCGCTGCCTTGTCGCCGCGTCACCTACCCCCCCACACCCCTTTTTCGTGTCCCCGTATCGGCGCAGCCAGGCGCGCGGTACTGGGGGGTCCCCTGCCTCTTTGGTATTGGGAGGGGGGAAAGGAGAGAAAAAAATGGGAGAATTTTTTTGGAAGTGAAAAAGGAGAGTTAAAAATGGCGACATTGAACAAGGTTTTTTTGATTGGGAGAGTGGGAAGGGACCCTGAGATGAGGGAGGTGGGGAAAGGAGGGGTTGTGTGTAATTTTTCGATGGCGGTGATGAAGGAGGTGGAGGTGGAGGAGGGAGTTAGAAGAGAGGTGACGACGTGGGTGGATTTGGAGGCGTGGGGGAAGACAGGGGAGTTGTGTGGGAGGTATTTGAGGAAGGGGGGAGGGTGTCACGTGGAGGGGAGGTTGAAGGTGGAGGAGTGGGTGGACAAAGTGAGTGGAGGGAAGAGGAGTCGGATGAAAGTGGTGGTGGAGCGTGTGCAATTTTTGGATAGGAGGGAGGGAGTGGAAGAGGTGAAGGAGGTTAAGGAAGTGAAGGAGGTTAAGGTGAAGAGGGAGGAGAAGGTATTTCCTGACGAGGACGCGCCATTTTGAGGGGGAGAGAAACTGAGAAACTGAAACTGAAACTGAAACTGAAACAACTGAAGGAATGTGATGAAAACTATTATGGAAGTGATGAAGTCGGAGGAGGCGAAAGAGATGGCAGAAAATCAGATGGGGGACGCGGTGAAGGGTGTGATGGAGCGAGTGTTGAAATGGCGAGATGAGCTTCTGGAGGGAGGGATGGAGGAGGGAGATGTGGTGAAATCAGTGATAGCGACGGGGTATGTGCTGGGGGTGATGGACGCGGCGAAGAGCGCAACTCAGATTGGGAAAATGAGTGGAGAAGTTCCGCTGAAGGAGTGGGGAGATTTTACGAGGGAGGTGGTAAGAAATCTCCAGAGCAGGAGGAGTGGGAGGGTAGCAGGGAGGAACTGAAATGAAGAAGAGGGGCCTGGCGATTAAATGGATGGAGCTACCGGAGCACGTGAGGGCGATGAATCGTCACGTGGAGGGGGAGGTGTTTGTGAGGAATTTTGAAGAGTCGTTGGGGATTGAGAAGGAGATGGTGAGGAGGGAGGAGAAGGGGGAGGAGAGAGCAGTGAGACGACTGAGGCAGAGACAGGAGCCGGTGATGAACAAACTTGAGGAGCGGTTTTATGAGCAGTTGAAGAAGGACAAAGATCGGTGTGACGAGAAGGGGAAGGTGATAGGGGAGATCAAGATTCAGGCAGTGAGGTTGGAGTTGGCGCGGGGGATTTGGTACAAGCCGGACTTTTTTTTGGTGGAGGGGAAGAGTTTGAGGCCGATCGCGTATGAAGTGAAGGGGCCGAAAGTGTTTAGGGGAGGGTTTGAGAATTTGAAGGTGGCGGCGAGGGTGCACGCGTGGATCAGGTTTTATCTGGTGTGGGAGAAGACGCGAGGAGGGGAGTGGGAAAGACAGGAGGTTTTACAATGAACAACAACGTGAATAGCGCGCTGGCAAAAGCTGGGATGACGAAGGAGAACGTCCGTCGGATCATGGACGAGGTGGAGGTGAATTATGAACGGTTGGACAGGTGTCCGGCGCACGCGTTTGAGTTGATCGAGGGAGGGCAGCCATTGCGGAACCGATATGCGTGCAAGGTGTGTGGAGGGGAGGTCGACAATACGGCGCGATTTTGGTATACGAAGGGACTGGAGCACGGGAGGAGATTTGGAAAATGACCGCGATCGAAACAGTGAAGGAGTTTCAGAAGTGGAGGAGGGGAGAAGGGAGGTACGCGGGTACGGAGAACGGGGGGAGGCCGGAACCGATGCCGCAAACGCCGGAACAGTATGGGTTGGCGATTGACGAGGTGGTGAAGTTGGCGGAGATCGGGAGGCTGTCGGTGGAGGAGGCGAGGACGTGCCATGAGAAGCTGCCGCTGGACGTCTGGCTCAAGGCGAAGGCGGCGTTGCTTGCGAAAATTAATGAATTTATGAATACGAAGGGGGAACCATGAAGCGGGCGATCGTGCAGTTTGTGGCGGTGGTTGGGATTATAGGGACGACCCTGCATGTGGTGCTGGGCGTTTCTGTCGGGTTGATGGTGGTTTCCGCAGTGGTGAGTGGAATAGGGGTGGTTGTGGTGATTGCGGCCGCGGTCAGCCTGAAACGGAAAAATGATAAAGAGGAGGAGGGCAGATGAAACTGACGACGCTCGAACTTGAACGGATGGCGAGAAGGGGAGCGGAGGACGGGTACGATACGACGTGGCACGCGCAGATGACCGAGAGTCCAAGGATGAGATCGACCATGGGGAGGATTCGCGACGAAACGCTGGCAACGCTTTTTTTGGAGGACGAAAAGGCGTATCAGGAAAGCCTGGCAAAATGGGGGAAGGAAAATGGATGAGGTGATCCATTTTACGATTCCGGACATAAAGCTGGGGGTGACGCGCAAGCTGGAGATGGAGACGCTTGCGAGAGAACTGAGGAAGCACGGGTTTAAGGTCGGAGGTATGAGAGCGGTGCAGTCATGGATGTCGGTGCGAGAGATGGAGGATAAGTTTAAGAAAATTCTCGAAGAAGCGGGGGTGGCCCGACTGGTGGTCTGGCACGAAGACCGAAATCGCTGCGTGAACGTGCGGGCATACCGTAAGGTGAAGTAGCGATTTTTCTGATGTCGATACACGTGATACCGATTGGGGATGAGAAGCCGCACGAGACCACGCACGAATGCGCGTGCCGGCCGACCGTGGAGTGGGTGGATCCGACGGACGGTAAGCCGTACGAGAATGGCCCGTTAGTCATCCACAATTCGTACGATGGCCGGGAATACGTGGAACGTGCGATCGGGGAAAGTCTGGTGAAGGGGAGTCGGTGGAAAGTGATCGAAGTATGAAACCGTCAAAATTAGATGCGGTGATTTGTTGCGACTTGATTCGTGGAGTTTACTCCGCGTTTGAAGCATGGGAACAGTCCGGCCGGCCCAGAGAGGGAAGTTTTGAATGGAAGGACTGTTTGATTTGGGGGGAGTCGATGAGCTACGAGCGCAGGCCGGGGCCGCGTGAGCGGCACCATTGGGTCAGGGAGTGGTCACCAATGGGCACGTGCCTGTTGATTGGGAAAACGTTGTACGTGGTTTTCCGGGGAACATGCACCGCGCATGAGTGGAACAACAACGTCCGGTTTCCGCTGCGATCGTTTCGGGTGCCGATTGGAGCGGATGTGAATTTGTTGGCACCGCGCGAGTATTACATGGGCAACGTCCATGACGGATTTGCGGACTCAATGGAATCACTTCAGCAGGATCTTATCGCAGAGGTGAAGCGCCTGATACCGGGAGCAGAGAGGGTGATTGTCACAGGGCATTCATTGGGGGGTGCGATCGGAACGCTCGCGTTTGCGTCGATCCTGGCGCGGTTGCCGATTGCGAGAATGACGACGGGGATGGTGTTTGGCTCGCCGAGGGTCGGGAACCAGGAGTTCAAGCGTGCATTTTACACCGTGGGGAATCCTGAGACGTTCTGGAGATACGAGTTGATGCACGATCCGGTCGTGGATGTGCCACCCAGGAAGATAATGTGGGTTTGGGAATACAATCACGTGGGCGAGCAGATTCTCCTGACGGAGCAGTTCGGGAGCGATCGGAAGAATCACGCGATCGAGAGCTATCGGACGGCAATCATGAACCTGCCATAGATTGCAACCGGGATGTGATTGATTGGTTTCGGAAGGATCAAGGAATGACGGAATTTGCAATGTCTAGCCCCCTCCCCGGCCAAGACCACAATCTCACAGCGGAGCAGATCCAGGATCTCCTCTTTCAGGATTTTGAGGTCTGGGCGCACAGTTTTGCGGTATTCAAGTCGATCAAGGGCGGCACGCCCCATCACGGGTTGATTCCAAATGTCCTCCAGCTTCGGGTGATCGCCCATTATCGGCGCTGCATTATCGAAAAAAGGCCATGCCTCATCATGATCCTCAAGCCGCGGCAGAAGGGCGCATCGACGATCGCGGAGGCGGTGTGTTACCGGCACATGCGGATGCACGAGAACCTGAACGGAGCGCTGATGGGCGACGTTCAGAGCACGTCGGACAAGGTTTTTGAGATGTTTCGTACCTACGCGAAAGAGGACGCGTACCCGTACGCCGACGGGAATCCGAACATCATGAAGGACTTGGACCTGACGGACGAAATCACACTCGGCAGCGGATCAAAATGGTGGAAGGAGACAGCAGGGAGCTCGAACGCGGGCCGATCGGGTACCGTTCAGGTGCTGCACTTGGACGAGGTGGCATACTTTCCGTCTTCCGACACAAAGGATCCGACGACAGCGGTGTTGGGTGCGTTCTACAAAGAGGGTCCGATGTCGCTCGGATTCGCGACGTCTACCGCGAAGGGGGCGGTGGGATGGTTTCACGATACTTGGTGGGGCGATAACGACTGGCTCAAGGTTTTCGCCGCCTGGTTCGAGTTTAAGGACTCTGTAACTCCATTTCCGTCGCCGAACGCGCGCGCTCAGTTCGAGCGCACCATGACCAGGGACGAGATCGAGGAGCAGGTCCTCTACAAGGTCTCGCCTGAGCAGCTCCAGTGGCGCCGAAAGAAGATCCAGACCGACTACAAGGGCGACACGGGCAAGTTCCGACAGGAATACCCGTCCAGCGAGCAGGGAGCCTTCCTCAGTTCGAGTCGTATGCGCTTCGAGGCGTCCTCCGTGTCCGCAATGATGGTGTGGGCGCAGACCAACGACACGCGGGAGACGGGCAACCTGCGGCAGCAGATTGCGGGAGGAGCCTCGACATGGATGCCGGACCAACAGGGTTCAGTCCATCGCTGGGAGGAGCCCGTCTTTGGGCGGAAATACCTCATTTCGGTGGATGTGTGTACGGGCAAGGACCAACAAATTGGGGGTACAACCGCGAATCCCGACTGGCACTCCGTTCAGGTGTGGCGACAAGCGTTCATGAACGAGGATGGGGTCTACCGAAAACCGGCGCTGGTCATGCTTCACCATTCGCGTGAAGACATTGATATTCTCGCAGAAATCATCGCAGCGATGTCAGCCTACTATGGCCAGTGTCTCGTCGTCCCCGAGGTGAACAACTGCGGATTGGCGCTGGTTAAAGCACTCGTGAGACTCAAGGTGAACGTGTTCCGTCGACAGGCGCACGTCCAGCGCCGCAAGCAGGAGACGGAGGAGGAAAAGCTCGAAGCGTTCGGGTGGCTGACCGACAAGATGACCCGCAAGTGGATGATCGACGAAGTAGCACCGATCATTCGTCAAGAAGGAGTGGAGATTAAGGCGCCCGAAGTCCTTCAAGAGATTCAGAGTTTCGTCATTGATGACAACGGAAACGCGAAAGCAGCACCATCCAAGCACGACGACCACGTCATGGGAATGTGCATCGGTATTTACAACCTTGGGCACGCAACGGAGTACAAACTGGCGAAGGTGACCGGGATGGACCTGAGCAGGCTCGGTCGAGATCCGCGATATATGGCCGGCGAGGGTTGGCGTCGGCGGATCCCGCTGGATGCCCTCCGGAGTAACCGCAAGTAATGCAACCGTGAGAGCGCCGTCCAATTTTGCAGGTTTGCCCGCATGGAAACCGCTATCGACAAAACCCAGAGCTACAACGCGACGCGTTTGGGGCCACCGGATAGCGGAACCCTTGCAGCGTTCAAGACCCCGAGGGAGAACCGAACCCCGCAGCAGCAGCAACTCCTGAATCAGCGACTCGAACTTGAGAAACGTACCGGTGTCGCAAAGGGGGCGATCGTGGGAGCGATCGGTCAGGTGCTTCTCGACGAAGACAAGGCCGCGCAGCACGGCACGCGCGAAGCCGTTGCCGGAGTGGCGCACAATCAGGCGCGGACGTCAGCCCTTGCAACACGTGGTTATGGCCCGGACGGGCAACCAATGGTGCCAGGCCAGACTTTTGGCGCGCAGGCACAGAACCCACAGATGAGGAGCCCCGCCTCCGCCCAGAATCAATCTCCATCTTCGGATCAGAATCCACGACAGGGTTTCGCGCTTCGACAAATGCCCGGTGGCGGGTTCCGTGGTTCATCGACGGTGAACGGAAATCCGCAACAGGAAAACTTCACGACCCGCGACGCCGCTCTTGCGTTTTATGGCACCGCTCAACCGATGGCAGCGTCGGGCGCGGCCGGCATTCAGATGGCCCAGACGGATCCATCCGCCGCTCCAAGGAACGCGCCACAGCGTCCCGATCCGATGGGGCCCGCAGAGCCTGACACAATGGGGTACGGAGCAATGAATCCCGCGCCCGCAGAAGAGTCTGCGTTCATGGCGACGCCTTCACAGTCCATGCGACCAGGCACGCCGCTCGGATCCGAAGCACTCATGCGAGGACGGCCAAACTCTGGTCAGCCGATCCCCCAGCCAAATTCGACTGCCGCGCTCAGCAACTATGTTGCGGAAATGGCGGGCCAACAGGCGGGCCAACCCGCACTGAGACCGCCGATGATCGACGGCAGCGATCCCGCCGCAGGCCGGCCGGTCGCTCCGATGGCCGCGCCGCAGAACATGGTCCAGAATCGCATTGCGGACTTTCAGAAGCCGATGGAGGCGGGCGCATCCATGATGCCGTCTACCAGCCAATTCGCATCTCCGACGACGAAGATGAAGCAGACCGCGAAGAAGATGGGCAATCCACGCGCGAACGCCGGCACGCAAGAATTCTTCAGCAGCAACGACGACTATGGCTTTTGATCCCAGCCCGACCGCGTTCGACTACGACGATCCAGAAACCCCAGAGGGCGCTTTTAGTTCAGGCGCGCGCGGGGTATCTAATTCGATCGCGACGGCCCAAGCAGCGGATCCGCTGAAGGGCGAGATTCGTCTGCGCACACAGCGCAAGGCGGACCTCGGGCGCACGAAGCAAGCTCTCGACCAGCTCGAAGGCACATTCCTCTCTACTGAGGGCGGTGGACTCTTCCAGTTGGACGAGAAGGGTCAGCCATTCAAGAACGCGGACGGCACGTACGTCCCCGATATGGGAGCGCGCGTCGAATCATTGCGCGCGCGATCGCTCGGGCAGGTGGGATTCGTGAAGGGCGCTTTGACTCCAGGTGTCGCGCGTGGGGATAAGACCAATGATGCGTTGGCGGCTCAACAGGAGCTCTCTCAGATCGAACCCGCCTACGAGGCAAAGCGGCAGAAATGGGAACGCATCCAAGAGCAGCGCGCGATGTGGAAGCATACGCACGACCGCAACGAGCTCGAACTCGGCGCCTTGTCGGCGGAACGGCTCGCTCAGCAAGGGCTTTTCATGCCCACCCAGCCCCAGCAGCAGGCTCCGATGGGTCAACCAGCTACAGCCGCAGACTCACCAATGAGCCCGGCCGCTACGACGCCAGCTCAGGCCCAAGATCCAATCTTCCTTGGCGAAGTCGGGAAAAACGCGACGGATCTCGCTGCATCGTTTGGCTCAGGATCGAATGCGTTGCTGAAGATGGCCGGCGACCTGTACGGACTCGCCAGCGGAAACTTTGAAAACTGGCTCTCCGAGCAGGGCAAGTACGGCATGGATCATTTCGAGCGCATGAAGTCGCCCGAGATGCTTGCAAAGCAGACCGAACGGAAAGCCGCGATCGACGCTGCGCCGGATGAGCTGGGGAAGGCTTTGGCATTTGTGAAGAGCACGGTCATGGATCCGATGCTCTTTGCGTCGACCGTGGTGGAGCAAGTACCCAACACCGTCGGAACCGGAAGCGTGGGCTTGGTGATGCGCAAAGGCGCCGAGAAACTCCTCCTTCGGAAAGCTGCCACTGAGGCAGCAAAGGCATTGGCCGAGAAACAGGCCATCAAAGTCGGAGTTGGTGCCGCAGTTGGAGCCGGCGCCGCCATGCAAGGCGCGGACGTTGGTGGCGACCAGTACGGTCAACTCCTCGTTGAGATGGAGCGGATGACCAAGCCGCAGCTTGAGAAGATCCCCGAAATCGCGGAGCTCGTGAAGCGGGGCGCATCCATCGACGAAGCAAAAATGGCGTACGCGCTCACGCAGGCGCGCAAGACGGGCGCCGTCGCAGGCGCGATCTCGTTGGCCGCTCAGGCGCTTCCTGGTGGCGCAACAATTGAAAAGACGCTGGCCGGTGGTGTTGCAGGCCGTTCAGTGCGCGGAAGGCTTGCCGGTGCCCTCGTCGGTGGTGTTGGCGAGGCTGTGTCAGAATCCATCGAGGAAGGTGGCGGACAGTTTGCCTCAAACGTGTTTGCGCAGGGCGTCGACCCGACCCGAAAGCTCACTCAGGGTGTGGGCGAGGCCGTCGGGCAGGCGATCGTCACCGCTGGACCAATGGGCGCCGGCGCTGGTGCGCTCAACGGTGGCGCGGACCCAGAAGCCCAGATCCCCCCCGCTCAACAGACCCCTCCGGGTCAGCCTCAGACGCCTCCCACTTCCCCGCCCGCGGCGCTGGCTCAAGGCGCGCCTTCCCGGAGTCACGGAGGTTATAGAGGGTGGGGACCCCAACCCCCGCCCGCGGCGCTGGCTCAAGGCGCGCCTCTTGCCCCTTCTGCGGCGCCGATAGACAACAATGAAATTACGGTGGATCCCGAACTCCAAGCGGAGCTCGACGCCGAGACGGAACAATCCGCTGCGCCAAAGGCCCCAATTTCCACGCAGGGCGGGCCGGCTGCCCAAACTGGCCTCATCCGTCAGCCCTCTGTAGGTTCGACTCCTACCCCTGCACCCACTCAATCGGAGGCGAAGCCAGCTTCGCCGTTCAATGTTTCGTCGCCCGAAGTAAAAGCGGCATGGGGAGAAGGCTCGCCCCCGGACGAGGCGAAAACGAAGATGATCCAAGATGCGATTGCGACTCCTGGAGTCACAATCGGGTATTCGATTTTCGAGGGTCGACCAGGTCAACCGCGCCCCCACCAAGTGGATCTACTGGGACAAGATGGCGGAAGTTTGGTAGGCACCAACATTTACGACCTCGCGCGCCTTGGATTTGAAGCACCGATTCCACCGGCTGACATCAAGACCGGGAACTACACACGGGAGCAAATCGAAGAGGAAATTGCAAAACGAGGGACCGCAGGACCTCAAACGACCAATCAGCCGACCGCGACCGAAACCCCGCAGGATGTAATACAGAAGCCTCAGAGAGCTCAGGCAACCGACGACGAGATTGACGACGGCATGGTCGCTGCCGCTGAACGTGAAACAGACCCAGACAAGGAGGAAACGGAACCGATCAACCAAGGCGAAGATGTCGCGCCCGAAAAACTGGACGAAGTTGCACTGAAATCCGTATTGAGGGTGACGTTCAAAGACGGAACCGTGATTGAAGGCAATTACACCATCGCACAGGGGAATGGATACATCCGCGATAAAACAACCAATGAAATCCATGTTCTCACGGGCGGTGCAGCAGTAGAAAGGGAGGGAAACCCGACTGCCAGAATCGTAAAGCTCCGCGACGGTATGGACGTGCAGGCCGAACAGGATGGCCGGAAATTCGGAAAACTGGAATACACTCAGCCCAAAACCCGCGATGAGTACGAGAATACGCTTTGGGACTTGGCGACCAAAGCGAACCAACTGAGGGCGGCGGACAGCTACAACCAGGATGACTTCAAGCGCAGTTTGCAGCTCGATGCTCAGTTTGAAAAACTTGCTGACCAAATCGAGCTCTCGAAAATAAAACGTCGATACCTCTTTGCTCAGGCCAATAGGCGAGCCAACGGTCAGCCATTGCAGAACCCAAATGAGTTCAGCGAAGGGCCGCTCGATGCTCTTCGATTCGGCGTTCCACGGATCACGGACTTCGATCCAAACCCGGAGAATAGAAAGAAGAACCGTGCTGCACTGCCGGTCTTCGCATACCCAACAAAAGCCGAGGTTGAAGCCAGCCTCGCCGACGCGCGCCTGAAGGGCCAACAGACCAAGAGCCCGCAACGTCGAAAAAAGATGGCTCAGATCATCCAGCTACGGCAAAAGCAACTCGCCACCGGAAAATATCGCGAGGCCGTTGAAAACGGGCTGGCTGAACAACCTTCCCCCAATGGGCAAGACCAAAAAGTGCCGACCGAAGCCCCTCAAGGGCAAGTAGGAGGACAAAAACCCGCATCGGTTAACGTGCGTTCCGGTGCGGGTACCTCCGTAACCTCGTTAGACGTCAAGGAACCGGCGATCTCGCGAGGGTCGAACACGCCGGCTAAACTCGCCCAAGTTGCGTCGCAGGTGGCTGGACTGAAAGAGAACGACGCCGCGGCAAAGTTTCTGAGGGACTTTGCGCCGCGCCTTCATAATGCGAATCCGGCCGCGTTCGCGGACATGGAGCTCAATGTCCTCACGGATGCCGAATGGAAGACCCACCCTTCCCTCTCGAAGAGCAACCCCAATTCTCCAGCGGCGTTCAACGTAGGAAAGAACATCCTCTACCTTAATTCGGACAAGGTGAAGGGTGGCGAAGCGATTGCAGAGGCGATCGTCCATGAAGCTGGACACTTTGCCGAAATTTTTGCGCTTGGAGAAGCCTTCACGCAGCAGCAGTGGGAGTCCCTGACCGACCTCCAACGCGAGGATTCCGCCCGTAGCTACTCGTGGGACGATGGACGCACCGGAGCCGAGCTGAAGGACGATCGGCGCGCGCGCGCGGAGTGGGTTGCGATGCAGTTCACGCGTGTAGTGAAGGGTGACACGGTGGGAATGAACCCAACTGTAAAAGAACGCCTGAGCGAATGGTTGGAAATAATTAGAGCTCTGGTGAAGCGATGGGTAGGCAATGAGCGACTCTCAACGCCACAACTCGACGCCAAAATACTCGAAATTCTAGGCTACGCAGATTCGCAGATGACGGCCGATTCGGCTACCGTGACAACTGAGGCAGTTGACTTCGATACCGGGAACGTAGTCGACCAATCATCCTCTGCCTCCGAGGCCGTCGCCGAGAGTGAGCGAGCAGTGACTCGATACGAGTCCCTCTTGGATTGTCTGAAAACATGATCCCCACGAAGTCAACTACCGTGCGATCGCTCCTTGCGCCTGTCGTTGCCGCCAAAGTGGCGGACGACCCGCTCTCTCTCGCCATAGCGAGTTTGGCGGAATCCATCGCTATACTGAAGGGCACATTCGCCCATGCCCCCGTGGCAATCGAAGTGGCTCCATCCCCGGCTCCTCATGTCACAATTCAGATGCCGAGCGACCGGCCAAAAAAGATGCGCTTTACCATTCATCGCGATCGTTCTGGCCGCATCGAATCAATCGATGCTGAAAACCTCCGTTAACCAACAATAATATGAGCATGTCCAACGCGGCGGAAGCCGCTCTCCTCGATCTTTTATTCCTGAACGCTGCCTGGGGCAACGTCGGTGATGCCTCGGGTCTTCAGCCAAGCGGCGCGGCGGGCTCTTTCTACGTTTCCTTGCACACGGCCGACCCCGGCGAAGCGGGTACGCAGGCGACGAACGAAGCCGCTTACACCGGGTACGGCCGTGTGGCAGTTGCCCGAACTGCGGGAGGATTTGTCCGTTCGGTCAGCACGGTGAGTAATGTTGCGACAATCCAGTTCGACGAATGCACGGCTGGTTCGGCCACCATCACCCATTTCTCGATTGGCCTGGCGTCGTCAGGTGCAGGCATGATCGGAGTGTCGGGTACGCTGACCACCTCTCGCTCGATCTCAGCCGGCATCACCCCGCTGTTCAACGCAGGCACGCTTTCGGCGACGGTCGATTAATTCGATGGCTTTTAAGCGCGGACTTTCCGACGTGCTCGACGCCTACGAAGCGGGCCGAGTTCACACCCAGAGGTTCCAGAAAAACGCTGGGACGGCGCACGCGCTGCAATGGGCGGATTGCACGTTTGCCTCGGGCCAGCCGGGGTACGATGCGCGGGTGGGTCCTGCCGGGTCATTCACCCCGGCGATCGCCTCTCGGAATGACGCGATTTATTTTCCTCCCATACTGTCCGGGCAGGAACGCTACCTCGCATCCTCCACGTTCTGGGCGCGTCTGGCCTCGTTCAACGGCGAGGGCTCACTGGTCATATTCGATCTGCTTGGGTATTACCCATTGATCGACGGAGACTCGACCGATGACCAGGCGATGGACAACACGTTGCCCTTGCCCCGCTACACGTCTGGCGAAGGAGTCGGCATCGTCGTGGTGAACCACATCGCTCCCCAGCTCCAAGCGGGGACGATGACTCTGACCTACACGGACCAATCGGATGTTCAGAATACAATCACAGTCAGTGTTCCGGCTCAGGGGCAGAATCTCGTCTGTTCCGGGCAGGATGCGGCGAGCCTGAACACAACAACGATCACGCTACCACTGGCCAACGGATCGAGAGGCGTGAAGCGCATTGACTCGGTGACGTTCAGCACGGCCCCCGGCGGGTTGTTCTGCTTCTACCTCGTGAAGCTCCTGGCGACCTCAACCTTTGCCGGGGACAACAACGTCGCGACCGAGAAAAGCTACCTCACCCAAAACGGCTGCGCTATGCCTCGCATCTATGACGGCGCTTGGGTTGGCTGGTTTGATCGCATCGGCGCGGGGACCAGCCGAACGGTTTCTTGGTTCGGGGACTTAACTTTCATCTGGGGGTAATATTATGGCAATTCAATCACTCGACCAACTCATTTCCGCGATCACGGCTGGCAAGACCACTCGTTACGACTGGAACAAAATCACGGGCGCTGCCGCCTACGCGCTTGGGCGCTGGTACGACACGAGCGCATTGGGCGGCTTGCCGCTCGCAAACGCCTACCCCGGCACGGCGCTTGCGTGGGTGACGTGCGATGAGGCAGCGGGCAACGGCACGCAAATCTTCGGTATGCCTCACGGTGGAGACGTCTCCGCCGACTTGAAGCACCTGCTCAACATGAGTGCCTGGACCACGGCGGCCACGGGGGTTCCGGGGACGCTCATGCTCGTCGACGTACAAGGGTACTGGGGCGGGATCAACATGAACACGCTCTCGGCTCAGAATCTCACGGGCACGCCGACACTCCGCTACACGAATGGAGCGGGGTGCAGGCTGTTTCTGACGGCTCGGGCTACCACGGGAGCGGTGGCGCACAATCTGTCGCTGAGCTACTCGAACTCTGTTCCGACCTCGGGTCGGGCGATGCCTGTCACGGTCGCGTGTACTGCCTCGGCCATCACGCCTCATATCGTGCATTCCGGCGTCGCTGCAAATAACTACGGACCATTCCTCCCTCTGGCGTCGGGCGACACGGGCGTTTCGACGGTGGCGTCCGTTACGCTTTCCGCAGCGTCGGGTACGGCGTCGACGGCGGCTCTCGTTCTTTGCCGACCCCTCGCGCAGATCACGCTTTCGGTGGTGGGGCTCATGACCGAAAAGGATTTGCTCAATCAAATTCCGAGCCTGCCGCAGATCAAAGACGGCGCGTGCCTTGCTTGGCTTTGGGGCGCTGGGGGTGCGACTGCCGCAAGTACGACGTTCGCGGGCGGCACGGAGTTTGTCTGGGGTTGACCCATGGCCGTTTATCCGAATAACCGCTACATGCTCCGTTCGCCTGGCCGACATTTCGGCCCGGCGACGGGTCTTGGCGTGTTTGGGCGCGGGCGCTCAGACCAGATGAACAGGTTTGTCGGGGGAACCTACGCCCCGACGGCGAGCACGCCGGACGGTTATGGTGTGGCAGGCTGGGTCCCCTCGATCAAAGCGGGGTCCATGGGAGGTTACGCCTTTGTCGATGTCGTGGCAGCGGGCGACATCCTTCAGGGTGGACCTATGGCAGGTTCGGCGACGGTCACGATCACGCCCGGCGACTGGGACCTCTCCCTGACGATCGGCATGAGCGGAACGTCCACCATTGAGCTGACGACAGCCAATTGGAACCTCGCGGGTGTCATTGGCATGGCGGGCACGGCCGCGGTCACGCTCACGGCGGACGGATGGAACCTCGGGTCGATCATCCCCTTCGGAGGATCGTCTTCGTTTGGCTTCAGCGGGGATGCTAACCTGAAGGGGCTGCTCAGCATGAGTGGTGAAAGCACGCCGTTCGCCGATCTCTCGGCGCAGTCCCTTGCCCGAGCCGTTTGGGAATATGAAATTCGTTCGACGGAGCCCGCAGCCGACATGCTTGCCGGGGCCTACGACAACGCGGGTGGCGGAGGCGGGGGACTCACCGTACCCCAAGCGAACCAGCTTACGTCAGTCTACAACAACAGCGTCACCACGACCCCTCAAATCGACGACATCGTAAAAGTTCATGGCCTTGATCCGCTCAATCCACTTGTTGTAACGGCAAGCACGCGCAAAGCGGGAGATGTCGACCAAACTATCGTGGACTCAAGCGGGACCGTGACCGTCACACGACTATGAGCCCGCGCGCAATAGCCACCCAAGGTCTCGGATTCGGGACGCTCTACGTCGCCGTCCTCGGACTCTTGCCATTGGCGCAGCCGGTCGAACCGGCGCCATCCATCGTCAGAAGTGGTCTTCAGGTAATGCAACCCACCATCCGCGGAACGGATGATCCAGAGTTGCACCAGTACCTCCAAAACGCGGCGGAAGAGGAGGAGATTCTTGTGATTCTACACTGCATCAGCGCATTCACTGACATCCGATGACATTCAACGCTCTTGAACGGTGCCTCAAAAATGCGGGCAAAGCATTCTCTCCTAAAGAGGCGAACTTACTGCGCCGTCTTGCTGAACAATATGCCCAGGACGGAGCAAATGCGCTCGTCGCTTCGCAAAAGGCAGTCAAGTCCATCGCAGTGGTCTACAAGGCGAACCTCGAAAAGCTCAATGCGCACTACGAGGAAATGGGCGCCGTTATGCCGGTCAGAACGGGTTCACCAACCAAACTGTCAGAAAACTATGCGCCTCCGGAAAAAGGCAAACGCGCACGGTGGTCAGTCGGGCTCACGCCAGACGGCAATGAGGATCTCCTCAGCGTAATCGAACAGTTGGGCGGAATCCGTGTTCCATCAGCCACACGCAATTCTGGGGGCGAGTTGAACGGTTTTGCTGAAACCTTCAATACGGGTATGGCTCGCCTCCTTCGACGCACCAATGCAACGGCGTCGACGGTCGATCAGCTACTTGGCGAACTTCCGTCCTACGGTTACACGTTTGACACGCCCGACCAGCTTTATTCAGCAGTGCTGAAAGCAATGGAAACGCGCCGAAAGGTTCACAAAAATCAAAAGACTCAGGCTTACGAAAATGCTTTCGATGAAGCGTTCCTTGGCAACGAGCAGAAGAAGCCCATGCTGCGCGCTGGAAAACCTGTCACGATTGACGATCTTGGCGTTGGCGACTCTTTCGAGGTTAATGGAGAGAAGTTCACGGTCAAAAACGTGGACGAGGATGGGAACGTAACCATTAAAGACGGAATCACCCGGACGATCCCTCCTGACACCGTCGTTTATCCCGACCGCGGCGAGGTCAAGCCGGCCAAACGCGACGCCACGTTTGCTCCAACGCCTCCAAAAAACGAACCCGATCCGAGATTTGGACCACGCAAAGCCGTTCAACCGGATCTCATTCCCGAGGGCGATATTGAAATGACTCTCGACGGCGGCACGCAGGCCGACCCTGCATACCTCCTGAAGCAAAAAGAGGAGCAGGAAGCGGCGAAGAAGAAGTTGGAAGACGATCAAATCAAGATCCCTGAAGCCGAAAACACGCCGAAGAGAAACCCACTCCTTCCGAATCGCGACTCCGTCTTGCCTGATGTGAATCAGCCCAAAGACACCCCGGCATCACCCGCTCCAGCCGGCGTCAAGAAGCCATCACGATTCGGCGGAAAGCGGCCCAGTGCCGAAACCCAGAAACTCGGCGACGATATTTTCGGCGCGCCCGCTGAAAATACCTCGAATGAAAAGTACGGGAAGAAATTCGGCACGAACCTGGCGAAGGCAAATCAGTTTGTTGATACCATTGTGCGGGACTTTCCTGATGTGACGAGCCGTGAAATGCTGGCCGCGTACATCGAGGAGTTTTTCCCGAATGCGAAACCTTATTCGGAGGCGTTGTTCCGCAACCTTGGCAGCGCGATCGACGTCGATGAAACCGGAGGAATCGACTCGTGGGATTCATTTTACACGCCTGCGGACGAGACTCCGTCGACGCAGCCCCCACCGACTCCGCCACCTGCACCGCTTCCAAAATCGGGAACGATCGCGGAACGATCGTTGGAGGCAGCAAAACTCATTGAGGCGAGAATCAACACCAACCCGGCCGAGATGACTTGGCGTGAATTGTTCGCGCTCACAGACCAGGCATTTGGCGGCACACAAGCCGATGGGACATACACCGTCAAAGATGCTTACGACGCTTTGGAGACGGCCGTAAACCGATACATCCTTGTGCGTCTTCCAATGCCCGTGGACGGTTCCGTCCCTACGGCGCTCAACTACATTCAGGAGCTGAATACCCTTCTATCGCGAATTCCGACGCAGACAAAGCGCAGCCAAGAGCAGGATCGGATGCAGCAGTTTTCCACCCCGCCACCGTTGTCTTTCGTCGCCAATTGGGTCGCGAATTTGAACGAGAACGACATCTACCTGGAGCCGAGTGCTGGAGTCGGCGGGCTGGCAGTGTTCGCCAAGTCCATCGACGTAGGGGCTATCATCGCGAATGAGTTGTCGATGGCGCGCTCATCAATTCTTAATTTGAGCGACATTCCTGATGTCGTAATCACCGAAAATGCCGAAGTGCTTCACGCGATCGTGAACAACAAGATCGCTCGCGGTGATTTGCTGCGACCCACAGTGGTTGTGATGAACCCGCCGTTCTCCAATAGTACTGCGGGAGTCCTTGGTGACACGATGGTCGGCGCGAGGCACATCATGGAGGCTTTGAAGATCCTGCCTCCGGGTGGTCGATTGGTCGCAATCGTCGGCGAGGGTATGGCAATGGACAAACCCACTTTCCGGGTATGGTGGAAAGACCTCGGCACTAAATACAACGTCCGCGCCAATATCCACGTAGACGGGAAGAATTACACGAAATACGGCACGAGTTTCGGCGTTCAGCTTGTCGTCATCGACAAGCCGCTGGCAAATGAAGTGGTAGGCGTAGTGAATCCGATTGTTGCTGAAGTTGACTTGATTGAACAACTACCTAACCTGTTAGAGGGGATTCGCAATGATCGCAAACCAATCAAACTTGAAAAGCCTGAAACACCGGCCGATAAACCAAGCGGCGGCAAACCGCCTACGGGAAATCGACCCAAGTTGGACGCCCCACGAGGACCTACCAGTCCTCGAACTGGCGATGGCGGTTCTCCCCGAGGAGGATCCCCGGCTGCCAACGGTGGTGCAGCAAACCAGAACCCCAGCGTCCCAACGGCAAGCACTCCGCCACTTGGAGACGTACCTGACGCCGGACGGCCTGATGGCGGGGACGCCGGAGGACGCAGCGTCACTGATAGCGGACGAGCTTCAAGCGAACAACCCGCTGGAGTAGATCCAGCCGACGCGGACAGCGCCCCACAGGGCAATGAAGACGACGAGGTCTATTCGGACTATACGCCGACCAAGGTTGCATCTGACGGATCCCAAAAGCATCCAACTCCGTTGGTTGAGAGTGCGGCAATGGCGTCGGTCGCGCCGCCTGACCCGACATATAAGCCGGACCTCCCGAGAAGCGTCATTGAGAACTCCCTTTCTCACGCCCAACTGGAAAATGTAGTTTACGCGGGACAAGCGCATCAGAAATTTGCGCCCACTGGCGAGCGGCGTGGATACTTCATTGGCGACGGCACTGGTGTAGGCAAAGGCCGGCAGATTGCGGCGATCATCCTTGATAACCTTCGCCAAGGACGAAAAAAGGCAGTCTGGGTCTCAAAGTCCTCAAATCTCATTGCCGATGCCAAGCGGGACATGGCCGACACGGGATTGGACCCAGAGAGGATTCACCTGTTCAACAAGGTTGCAAAATCTGGACGAGGAGGAATTACCATGCCGGGAGGGACTGGCATTGTATTTTCGACGTACCAAACACTTTCAGGAGATAACTCAGGATTCAACGCGGATGGAGAATTGATCGAGGGGCTGAAGAAGAGTCGCATTCAACAACTGGTTGATTGGCTGGGCAAAGACTTCGATGGCGTTATCGCGTTCGATGAAGCCCACCAAGCCGGCAATTCGATCACGATGAAGAGCGATCGCGGCAAGAAGGGAGCATCACTGATGGGTATGGCGGTTGTCGATCTTCAGAGGGCACTGCCCAAGGCTCGTGTGGTTTACGTGTCGGCCACAGGCGCCACTGAGGTATCGAATCTCGCCTACGCGGAACGGTTGGGCATTTGGGGACCAGGTACACCATTTCCGAACAAGCTGAAATTCATTCAGGAGATGGCCGCTGGAGGGGTTAGCGCGATGGAGATTATCGCTCGCGACCTCAAGGCACTGGGATCGTACCTCGCTCGAACCCTCAGTTTCAGGGGCATTCAGTATGATCGAGTTGAGCAGACATTAACGACCGATCAACGCACCAACTACGATAAAATCGCCGAAGGGTGGCAGACTGTTTTCCAAAATATGGACCAAGCGATGACCGTTTCTGGTGCATCGCAAAATCAGCAGGCGAGGAGAAACGCGCGTGGAAAGTTCTTTGGTTCTCAGCAGCGGTTTTTCAACCAATTGCTGACCGCGATGACGATGCCCGCGGTAATCAAGGACGCAAAGAAGCACATCGAGGACGGAAAATCGGTCGTCTTTCAGCTTACCAACACGAACAAGGCGGGCCTCGACCGCGAGCTGGCTCGCTTGGACGAAGAAGAAAGCGACAGTCTCGACAGTCTCGATCTCTCCCCGAAGGACATACTTCTTCAGTACGTCGCCAACTCATTCCCGACGGCAAAATGGGTAGAGGTAGCGGACGAGAATGGCGAGCCTGGCACCACGAAGTGGATCATTCTGAAAGACAATGAAGGGAACATCATCGAAGACCCGGAAGCGGTTGAGTTGAAAAATAAAACACTGAACTCGATCGCGGATCTTCAAATGCCCGAGAACCCAATTGAGATGATCCTCAATACGTTCGGCTCAGAGAACGTCGCCGAAATCACGGGTCGCGACTCTCGCGTTGTGCGTAAAACCACCGACGAAGGCGCGATCAAGCTCGTGCTCGAAAAGGGGCGATCGGACAGGACCGCACAGGTTGAGGCGCAGGATTTTCAAGATGGGAAACGACGCCTTTTGATTTTCTCGGGCAAGGGCGGAACCGGTTTCTCGTACCATGCCAGCCGAAAAGCCAAGAATCAGCAGCAGCGAATTCACTATCTCGTGCAGGCCGGATGGAGGGCCGACATGGCGCTTCAGGGGTTTGGCCGAACACATCGCAGCGACCAAGCGCATACCCCAATCTACAAATTGGCCATGACGGACCTTCAAGGCCATAAACGGTTTGTCAGTTCCGTTGCGCGCCGCCTGGAGCAACTTGGGGCACTCACTACCGGCGATCGTCAAACAGCAACCAAGGGAATGTTTTCGGAGAAGGACAACCTCGAAAGTGAGTACGCTGAAAACGCGGTCGAATCACTTTTCGTGCGGCTCTATAGTAACAAACTCCCGAACTTTAACTTCGGCACCATCACCAAAAAAATGGGTTTCGGTCAAACCATTGGTGGGGAGTGGGTGAACTCCCTCATGGACCCCAAAACTGGTTCCATTAATCTCTCCAAGATTCCGACCGTTCAGCAATTCCTGAATCGCATTCTTTCGCTTCCATTCGAGGAACAGAACGGCCTGTTCGACGTGTTTACGAGAATCTTGGAGCAGTCGATCGAAATGGCGAAGGAGCGCGGGACATTCGACCCTGGAATGCAGTCCTACAAGGCCGACACCATCGAAATTAAATCCGATGAAGTCGTTTGGGAAGATCCAAACTCAAGCGCAAAAACTAGGATCGTAGACATTGAGACCACAGACCCCGTGAGGTTCCGATCACTCGAATCTGTTCAGCAATGGGCCATCACTGATCCGATCGTGAAATACGTTCAGAATAACCAGAGTAAGCGCGTCTATGCGCTGGCGGAGGCACACCCGAGAACCAATCAAGATGGAACAATCGAGCCTGTTTTTAGGCGCTCTGGTGTGCGGGAAGGGTCAGACTATATCCCTGAAAAAGAATTCAATGCATCGAAGTACAAAACGCTTCAATCAAGTGAAGTTCTGGCACTTTGGAACGAGGAAATCAGGACTGCCGACAAAATTCACCGAACCAACGCCAATTTCATCGTTGGGTCGTTCCTCCCGATTTGGGACCGAATCAAAATTGCATCACCAAAAATCTATCGGTTCACGGTGAATAAGGGCGAAAAAAATGGTCAGCAAGTCCTCGGTGCCCTGATTCCGCCCCAGTCACTCGCTGGAGTTCGCAAGCGCCTCTCGGCGAAGAGTGGTTCCGTGACGCCGGAAAGTGCTTTCAATAGCCTGATGAACGATGGCAAATCAATCCGGCTCGCGAACAATTGGTTCATCTTTCGTGTGCGCCTTTCCGGAGAATATCGCATCGAGGTGAGCGACATGAACTACGCAGAGGCAAATGAGTTCGTGAAGTTTATCGGTGGATACTCTGAACGAATCCAATACCGCGAACGATATTTCATTTCCTCGAACCCCAAAACGGGCGTTGAGGTCATGACGAGAGTGCTTGCGAAGAGCCCGATCGTTGAAGGCGAAGAGTTTGGTGCGCCCGGCGAGGAGACTGCGCCATTGCCATCGTCCACAATCCTAAAGCCTGCGCCCGTGGAAGGCCACGATGGTTTCTTCTATCGCTCCGAGTCTGACTCCCTCCGTGCTTTGGGGTTTGGAGTGGTCCGGCAAATTTACGAGCGGCGCCCGCAAGCGACCGATCAAGAGCTGGCGCTTGGAATTCTAAGTGTTACAGACGAAGACAAGGCCACGCGACTGGCACTCGACCCAAACGAGAATGGAGTGCCTGGATCAGTCAAAACGATCCTCTACGGTGAGTTGATGACTCGCCAAGCAGCGATCATTGCCAACGCAGACTCGACTCCATTGGCACGAGCCAAAGCCACGCGCCGCCTCCAGCAGATGGACAACGTGAAGGCACCGCAGTTCACGGAGAAGGGTCAGGAAATCAGCGCACTCCAGCAGGTTTACAAGAACGCCTCCGCCGGTGGTATCGCCCAGTACCTGCACGAAAAAAAGAAGGAGCAGGAGCGTGCGCTCGGCGGCGAGAAGGGGATGGACGACATCAAAGCGGCCGCTGACGAGCTCAACGAGGTCAACAAGCAGTCGATCGAGGAAGCGACCAAGGCCATGAACAAGGCTCTGCGCGCGATGCCTCTCACGAAGGGACTTTGGAAGAAATACAAGGATTGGGCCGCGCAACGGGTGTTCGACTGGCTGGACGGAGTTACGTCCCCGCCGAAGGAGCTCGCTGAGCTCGACCGCTTCACGCGTGAGATTGTCGCCGAAGTGAAGAGCCGGATGAAGGCCGAATTGGGCGACGCGCTCAAACAGCCGAAGCAACCCGAGCGAAGCCCGTCGGACATCCTCCGTGATGCGATCCTGAACAAGGAGAAGTACAAAGAGGCGTTCGACACAGTTCTAAGAAAGCTCGAAAACAAGCTCGGCGACACCCATCCGATCGTCATGCAGGCGCATCAGATCCTCGGTGCCATGGGTGTGAAGCCATGGAGCAAGCACGTCCTCGACAAGGCCATAAAAGAGGCGCACGAGGCAATGGGCTTGAACGTCCGAGAAATCGCGAAGATGCACTACACGAACGCAGATCGCCTTCACCGCGACCTCGCCGACACGCTCTCGGACATTGCTGGAATTCCCCAGGCGATGGCCAATGACTTGGCTGACGACTTCGCGAAGCGAATGCAGGAATTGACCATCCAGGCGAAGAAGAAGGCGATTCTTTCGATCATCCAGCGGCAAAACTCCACGGCCAAGACGCGCGAAAAGATGACGGCGATCGAGCGCGCAGTCCTCCTGAATAACTACGGAGCCATGAGCGTGCCCGAGCTCGCGGACCTCGTCGCGAAAGAGCTCAAGCTGCCGCGGGTGAGTACCGAGCAGATGCAGGAAATCGCCCGCATCGGCAATCGCATCGAGACAGCGACCAACATGGCCGACAAGGCGCGCGCGGAGCTCGACATGCTTCGCACACTCCGGATCGCGCGCGGTTTCACCCGGATGGACGTCAACACGTCGATTTGGTACGCAAATTTGCTCTCGGGATATACCACTCAGGTCGCGAATGTCGTGGGCAACATGATGACCGGAACGCTGCAACTGGCGACGATCATGGCGACCACTCCGAAGTATGCGGGCGAGACGTTCCGCGGATGGATCAACGGATTTGGCGAAGGCTGGGCGCAGGGCGCGGCGATCATGAAAACCGGGCGCGGTTCGCGGGAATTCGACACCAACAAGGCCGGCGAGGCCGGCAACATCCTGGAACTCGTGGACTTCAATCGGGACTTCCCTGACATGAATGAGCGTTGGGCAAACGCGCGCCAGAAGCACACGAAGGCTTTGCGGTACGTCACGCGCATGATGAAGGCGGTTGACTCGGTCTTCTATTACCCGGCCCGAGAAGCGTTCGCCAGAGTCGCAGTCGCGAAGCTCATTGAGGGTCAGTACCAAGGCAAAGAGCTCATCGACAAGGTTCGCGAAATCCTCGCGATCTCGCCGGACCAATTCGTGAACGCCCGCAAGCGTGCCGAAGCCGAAGGGTTCACTGGCATCGACCTCGTTCTGCGCACTTCTAATATCATCGAGGAGGCTCGCCGGAAAACCCCGGAGGGCGCTCGGGCGGCGGATGACAGCGAACAGTTTGCTCTCGAATCCACGTTCAACAATGAGCCAGTCGGATGGGCGGGTATCCTGTACCAGCATCTCGTTCCTCTCACCCAAAGTATTGCCCCCGGTGGCGTACCGATTTTGCGGGTGTTCCTGCCTTTCCTGCGGGTTCCGACGAATCTGTTCAATGCGTCGCTGAACTTCACTCCGGTTGGAGCCATGCGCGCCGTCCGTGGAATGCCCACCGAGGCCAAGCGCACGGAAGATGGGAAATACCATATCGAGCGAAAAGAATTCACGGCTGACGAGCGGAAGCGCCTCTACGCCCAAGCCGTCGGTGGAACTCTTCTCATGGCCGGGCTGGCCGCGCTGGCGCTGACTGGCGGGGACGATGACAAAGAGCGGTGGTTCGACATCACTTCGACCGGCCCCGATGACTTCAAGAAACGGCAGCAACTTGAGGCGACCGGCTGGCGCCCCCATTCCATCAAGATGGGTGACACGTGGGTGTCCTACAAAGACTCTCCCCTCCTGTTGGCCCTCGCGGTCACCGGGCATGTCGTGGACGCGGTTCGCTACAGCAAACAGAACGACGAGCTCGCACTTGGCAGCAAGGTTTTCAATGCCCTCCTGACGGCCCCGCGCGCCATCATGGAGACGTCCATGCTGTCGGGCTTGGGCCAACTCATGGAGTACGCATCGGGCCGCGCGACGGCAAAGCAACTGGTATCCTTCCTCACCCGGACGGTTAGCAGTGTTGTCGTCCCGAACCTCCTCCAGCAGGTTGACCGGCAGTTTTCGCCAGCGATCAGGGATCCGAATGGGCCCCTTGGATCCGTGGGCGCCACCCTCCCGTTTGTTCGGCGGGCCGGCGACGTGAAAACTGACGTCCTGGGAGAAACCGTGGAGCGGAACCCGTTGGCTCGGTTTGGAGGCATCGAATCCAATGATCCGCTGCGTAAGCTCCTGCGGGACAACAACATCTTCATCTCAACCCCAGGTCGTGACACAAAGCTCGGGAATGGCCCGATGGATGAGTCCACGTACCGAGAATACGTCAAGATCTCAGGCGAACGCATTCAGCAGCGGTTGGGCCAGAACGTCGAGGTTCTTCGTCGGCAACCCAAGGAGAACGTGGAACGTATCGTTGACCGCATTACGCGGGAAGAGCGGGAGAGGGCCAAGAACATGCTCCGAGGGCGCGCAGGAGCCAACTAATGCAACCGTCATCCATGCCCAGCACCACATCAGGTGTTGGTCATGCGGCATCTCAGATTATCCCAAGAGCAGGAAACCAAGCTCGTTGAGTTCCTTAAGAAGCGACTCTTGGAGCTCGACGGGGACAACCGCGACCGCATTCGGGCGGACGAGACGTCGGATCTCGACTACCGCAATTCCAAAGAGTATCGGGCGAAGATCGGCACTGTCTTTGCCGAGAGCAACATGCCGGTCCCGCTCACCTCGTACGTGGTCGACCACTTTGCCGCCCGGACCGAGGAAGAGCTATTCGGGAGGGATCCAATGGCGAAGTTCGAGCCGGCCGGACCCTCCGACGTGGAAACCGCCCGCGGCTTGGACAGGTTCGCATCGTACAAGTTGTTCGAGCAGGGACGGGTAAAAAACGACCTCCTAGAGTCGCTTCACACGATTTTCCGCCATCGCGCCCAGTTCACAAAGGCGATCTACGAAGAAGACGTCGATTTCTGGGAGGAGCACGAGGTTATGATTCTCCACGACGGACTGACCCAGCAGGCGGTCCTCATCATTGACCACGGCTATGTCATTGAGGGCCGGGACACGTGGATCGAAATGTTGCACCCCATCACCGGGTTTCCGGTTCAAATTCTTGAAGCCGACCCGACAGTCATCTTTGACCCGGCTCGTCACTACTATGCGCCGAGCCCTCTCCCGATCAAATTCCGGGACGTCGTCTACGCCGGTCCTCGCTCGCGCGAGGTCGATTCGGAGTGCATTCGGATCCCGAATGACGCCCGGTCGCTCAATGAGGCCGATGCGATCGCTGAATACTACGACAAGCCGAGCCACTGGATTCGCCCGCGGTTCCTCAAGCGTGCGTGGATCGATTGGACGGTTTACGAACAACGGATTCGAGCAGAGACCGGTTCACGGAAGACCAAGGATAAGCGGCGTGAGCAGTCCAAGGACGCGAAGGCGTTCGACTTGGACAACTCGTCTATCGGCATCGTGGAGGTCTGGCTGGAGCGGGACGTCCTCGCATGGGGTACGCCGCAGCGAATCGTCGTCTGGATGGACCGCAAAACGGACGTCCTCATCGACTACGAATACCAAAAACTTGTGACTCCACACGGGCGTCACCCGTACACCGCAACCGCGGTCGCGAAGACTGAGAGCTATTGGTGGGGATACAGCATCCCGGAAATGCTCAAGCCGTTCCAAGAGTACATCGACCTCCAGTGGAATCGGCACTCGTTCCGCAATTCGGTGAACGCCAATCCGATTCTCGGCCAAAACCCCGATGCGATCCAGGAGAAGAAATCGTTCTACGAGCTCCGTCCCTTCGACGTGATGACGTTCGAGCCGGGTAAGACGATGAAGGACTGGCTGGAGGCATTCGTTTTTCCGAACGCGGACCTCGACACACAAGACCTCATCGACAAGGCGGTTTACTGGGTCAATTTCTGGTTGGGAATCTCGAACATCGCGCGCGGCGACTACTCGGACGTTCCCCAGAATACCACCCTTGGAGGACAGGAGGGTGCCCTGAAGGAGGCAAGCAAGCTATCCCGCCGTTGGACCCGGCGCGTCGTGACAGGCTTGGAGGACCATCTCACCAAGCTGGCTCAAATTCTCCTGGTGACGATGAATCCGGAAGAAGCGTACACCTACCTTGAAGGAGAGGTGAAACAAATCGGATTCATGGCGCAGAACGCGGTGAAGAACCTGTTTGTGAACGCTAAGCTCACCGTCGGGAAGGACACGAGCACGCAGGCACTTCAGGAACAGCAGCTCACACTCCAAACGATCGAGAAGTACGTCATGTATCCTCCGCAGATTCAGCTCATTGTCCGCCCTGTCATGAAGCGGATTTTGTTCCTCCTCGGGCACGACGATGTCGAAGCACTGTTGCCGGTACCGATGATGCCGGCGATCGACCCCGTCACAGGCCAGCAGGTCATGGTTCCGATGACTCCGGGAATGGCGCCTCCTCCGAACGCGCTGCCAAACAGCGAGCAGCAGATCCCTGGCACGCCGCCTACCGGCGAAACTCCAACTGACGACTCGTCCGCCCCGGCCCCAGAAAACGAAGCATCCTCCGAGCCTCCCCCCGTAAATGGCTAACCCCGTCCATCCGGTCACTGCCAAGAACGCATTGGAGTCGCTCGCCGGTCAGACCGGCTGGGATATGTACTGCGCGCGCGTGGACGAGCTCGTGGAAATCGAAATCAACGCGAAGATTTTTGATTCACGGACATCGGACCAAGAACGGAGAGACTTGGTCAACGCCAGGCTCCTCCTCGTGAGGCACTATTCACCAGAGAGAATCCGTCAGTCGCTCATGGCAAAGTTCAACTCCGAGATCATCAAGCTGAATGCGAAGAAATAGATCATTGCAACCGTGACCTCGCCCGAAGCGTGGAGCTCCTCGGGGATGTTAAGGATGTTAACTGCACAGTAACCACACAAACACACGACCATGGCCTCGACCATACTCGCAAAAAAACCGACTCCCGGTGCTCTCAAAATCTACGCGTTGATCCGCAAGTTCGACGCTCTTCGCTACCTGCCGAAACTCGCATACGGAATTCTCCAAATGGATTCGGCTGGCTCCCTCATCGCCACCGATCAACCAACCGTCGCTGGTCTCGTTGGTACCGTCCAGCGTCTTACCGGCGCGGGCGCCGTCAACCTTACCACGCTGACGACTGCCCTGACTTCTACGGGCTCATCTCAAGCTCTCACGCTAGCAGACGGAGTCGATGGCCAGCTCAAGACCATCGTTCACGACGTCGACGGCGGAAGCGCAATCCTGACTCCGACCACCAAGACCGGATTCACCACGATGACGTTCACGAATGCCGGCGACACGATCTTCCTTCAGTATTTTACCACGCGAGGATGGATGATCGTCGGCAATCGAGGAGGTACCGTCGGTTAACCTCAGACCGCATTCCTGCCCAATGAAATCGCTCCATTTCCTTCTCCTCCTTCTGACTCCGCTTGTGGTCTTTGGCGCTGCCAATGACGTCAAGATCACGCAACGGAAAGCAGATAACTCTGGATTTACGGAGCGAACATTTGCGCCTGGGGCAAACGGGCTCTTCGGCTTCGATGCGAGCAAGTTGCCGGCGCCGATCACGGTAGCGGGAGGGTTGAGCTTGTCCGGAGGTGTCCTGACTGGCTCCTCTGGCTCGATCACGAGCATCGCCCTCTCGCTACCAAATATCTTTAGCGTCTCCGGATCGCCCGTCACCACCACGGGAACGTTCACGGCAACGCTGGCCAACCAGACTGCGAATCGGATCTTCGCTGGCCCAACGACGGGTAGCCCTGCCGCTCCAACGTTCCGCGCGATGGTCGCTGGGGATTTCCCCGACCTCTCCGCGGTTTATCAGCCATTCAACTCGACGTTGAGCACTGTATCAGGGGGCACATACGCTGGCGACGACTCCATTGTCACGGTCGGCACAATCGCAACAGGCACTTGGAATGCCTCAGTGATTGGATCAACCAAAGGCGGTGCCGGTACGGTCAATGGCATCCTGAAGGCGAACGGATCGGGCACGGTCGCCGCGGCGGTTGCTGGAACCGACTACCTCGCGCCCGCCGCGATCGGGGTAACCGTTCAGGCATACGACGCTGATCTCGACACGTTCGCGACGAAGACGGCACCGGCTGGTGCAGTCGTCGGCACAACCGACACCCAGACGCTGACCAACAAGACGATTGTAGGTTCTCAGGTCACGGGCGCCTACACGGCCTCCGGGTTGACGATGGCGACCGCGAGAATCCTTGGACGCACGACGGCAAGCACCGGCGCTGCGGAG